CGCCCGTGCCCCTTAATTATATATTATTTAGATTATATATATTATATATCCAAGATATTATATGTACCCTGTGTATAGGTGTATATTATCTAAGTAATATTAGAATACATGACAGCCCCCAAGCCGCCCCAACCGGCACACACCCCACCAGGAGCGCCCCCACACAGCACACCAAGCCCAAGCACAAGAGAGCCCCACACAAGCGCCATATATCGCCCCCTATCCTTATACCGTCCCAGCCGAGCACACGACGCACAACGGAGCTTTACACAGTCGTACAGCTCCCCCCCCACACTTTTATATATAAATATCCAAGATATATATTATATATACTTAAGATTTATAATATATGTGTGTATATAATGTGTATATATATCTCTATAGGTATATATAAAATAAGCGCTGCCAAGAAGAGAGCGAACCGCACACAGAAAGAATACAGACACATAGCCAAAGCAAGGAGCAGAGCAATACCACAAAGAAGAGAGAGAACACCGCCAAGAGAAGCAAGGACACAGCAACACCAAACACAACACGCCGCTGACTGTCGAATCATTTTAATACAGTTCTTCAGACGGGGAGTGTCGCCGATTCGCGCTTGTTCACGATTTCGGGAGCATTTGCGAGATTTTGCGAGTTTTCAAAAGCTCCAAAAAAACCGCCGTCAGCGCAGCCGAGGCCGTCTAGCTCTAGTCATTAGTGTAATAATGGCCAGAGATAGCGCCCCGCCCCCACTTCCAAAACCGCGCGGGGGCTTGATTTTTCAAGGTTTTCTGGTGGCAGTCCCATTCTCTCACTCATTCACTCCTCGCCTCTAACCCACCACCTTTCCCTCTCCTCCCCCTACTTAAAAATCACATTTAAGATTTCAAATGGTTCTCCGGTCGAAGGTGTTATTTACAGTCCAAATCCCCATATTCAATTATAATTTGGCTAAAATGCAGATAATCATTTGCTCTGATTTTGCGTTATTCGCGCCTGTCGTGCTCTCTGGCGCGTTTTGCGCTTCTCGGTAGTGTAGTTCCATTCCTAAATATTAAAATCAATTTTAAGGCCGTTCTCGCGCGTTTTAAGGCATATGGTTTTCAAGCAACTCTTAGCCTACTCTCAGCTAATAACCGGTTCACACTCAGCAGAGTTTCGCCTGCCGGTCGAGTCTGGTCGAGATAGCGACCGGCTTGGAGCATAAAAAAGAGGCCACCTCCGTAGAGATGACCTCTTGATATTTCATTCGGTATAATCTAATTCACCGGCCAACACATCAGGAAGAATGGCGGTAGCAATTCGTCTCCTGCATCTTGGACAACGGAACGGATCAAATCCCCACAAGCGTACCATGCCCTCCGATTCCTTCTTACACGACAACGATGCGAGTGTGAACCCACAGTGTTCGCATACCGGCTTGAACTTCATAGTAGTTGTGCCTGACTCTTCACCTAAGAAGGTTCCTTCAAGCAAATCCGTCGAGTGGTCAACCTCCGTAAACCGCACCAGTTCGGCCATTGCGTCGTAGGCTTCCTGAGGAGTATCAAAGAGTATGCCCCCCGCCACCTCGTTTACGCCATCCGTGCATAAGAGGCACTCGCCCCAACCATCGTGGTGGACACCGTAGCTCAAGCCGCTCCATGGGTCTGATTCGTATGCACAGCCGAGCTCACCATGATAGTTTCCCTCGTCATCATGCACTCCGATATGCAGTTTCTTCTCACCGCAGAGCGGACATGTAAGCATCTCTGCCGTCCCGTTGAGAGCACACACGATGCCGTAACAGTACACCTCGCCCTCCTCCATGATCTTGAACTCTGCGTGTGGCAGATCAGTCTCGTATGCCCATGAACAGTCTCTGCCGTCAGGACACCATACTGCTTTGATAGGCAGTGTATGCCCTTCTCCACGTTTGAGCACGCCGCCCTCAAAGCAGTCACACTCCCCGTCTATCGCGCCTCTCAGCTCCGCGAGGTCATCAGATGCGCCGAACACCACAACGAAATCCAGATTCCTTGCGAGGATTGCTTCATCCTCTGTTATCTCATTGCCATACTGCCGCCCGTTCAGTTTTGCGGCAAATTCTTCAACTGTCATTTCTTGTCCACCTCATCTACGAAAGTCGCCGCTTCATCTGCGACGTGCAGGAAAAACGCCAGCGGATTACGTCGGAATGTGTCTCCCGCGGCTCTGGCTTCTCCCTCCTGCCATGAACTCATGTGATAGCGAATTGCGGTCGCTTCGTCTACTGACAGAACCATGAACTGCTGGAGAATAAAAACGCTCTTTTCTCCGTGGCCGAAGATGAACTTCTCGTCAATATCGTAAGCCTGTACTGTCTCCCAAATGAAATCTCCACCAGCGTCGTGCTTCACTGTCCACTTCTCCGCAGCGGCAACCTTTTCGGGATCGTATGTTTTCTGGTTGCGGCAGTTCGGCTTGTACATATTGGCTTTGCAAAGGTCGTGGAAAAGCGCGACAATGGCTATGGTTTCTTCGGTATATGGGCTCTCGTCATATTCCTCGTCCAGAAGCCAGCACAGTCTCCTGTATACATTCAAACTGTGCTCGCACAGTCCACCCGGAACTGCGAGGTGATGGCGCGAACTCGCCGGGGCTTCAAAGAAGTCCGAGTGTAGGTCAAGCCACGCTATCAGGCCGGTCGTGTTGTCGCGTGTGATGTTTTCCGTGACGATATTGACAAACTTTTCCTTGTTTCTCTCGATGTTAATCATTTTACTTTACTCCCCCTTCAGTACAGTTGCCGGTTTCGCATAGATAGTGTTCCTACCGGGCGTTATCCCAATTTCTCGTAATTCCTTGGCCGACAACGTGTGAGTGGATGTGAACACGATAGTCGCTGTCGTCCGATTCGGGCAAGCGACACATTCACATACGTGCTGACCGCTCGATTCATTTACCCTGAACGGGCAGTTGCTGGCGTAGCACTCCATTACTCGATCTCCTCCAACCAAAATTGGCTGCAACATTTGTCGCAGGGACGTGAACAGTCGAGTTTCAAATTCCTGTCAACGCTTTTAGGGCAAACGCTCAAGGCGCCTGAGCAATATCGCTCTGCGTCAGGCCACTGTTTCAAAAATTCGCTCTGTCGGGTCTTGACAGGGTGCTGTTTAGCCCATCGCTCGGCAGCATCAACTGCCTCCTCTGGGTTTACAAAACACCACAGTGCGCAGTAGTTTTCAGCCCTTCTTAACGGGCAGCCACAACACGAATCCTTGACATAGGCGTGGCACAGCCGACTCTTCGTTTTTAGAAATTCAACCGCGTCCATTATTTACCCTCCATTTCCCGCCGCAGCGCCGCCCCCATCTTTACCATCTCTTCCAGCGTTGGGGTGTGTTTGCACACGAAACTGCCGCTGAGGGAACAACTCCAACACATAATTCCTCCTGTAAGCACCCAGCACCGATTACCCAACATGCGGCAGTCATCCTTGAGGTTGGCGTTTTCTTCTTCCAGATAGCCCACCTTTTCCGAATACTGCTTTTTCAGCTTCGACAGCTCCGCCTTGAGCCTTTTATTTTCCTCGGTCGCGTCCGAGGACATCTTGTTGCGAAATTCATTTAAGTCCATTTGTTTTCCTTTCTCCGCAGCTGCAAAAATCGTTCGGGAACACCACAGAACCTTTGCTGCCACATAACAAGCAGTAAGAACTGTAGCTATCTTCATAGCTGAATAGCTTCTTGCTGTATTTGCAGTCCTTGCAGCGGGTCACTTCCACGACATCAGCCGCAGGTACAGTACATATAGGGCAGGATTCTTTATCGCAGTGTTCATTGGGGCTATGGCAGCGATTCTTGCAGTAATCTTCCTTGTCTATGCACTCAGTCATTGCTTCTCCTCCATTCTGAGCATCCGCCGTTGCTCTTCCATACGCAACGGTCACATTTGCCGTAGCACTTTTTATGCTTTGTCACTGCTGTTGTCCTCCCGTGAATAGTAGTCGAGCTTAAACTTATAGCAGATATAATTGATGGCGTTTGCAACACCGCAGCGGAAATAGTAATCTTTTACCCCATCCGCTTTGGACGTGTCGTTGTTCTTGTCAAGCTCCTTGAGAATCTCCAGCAGTTTCTTTTTTGTGATAAGTCCGAACATTTTTGCTTCCCCCTATTCTTCGTTCTTTTTCGCTCCGCGCGAACAAAAATCATCACACTTTGTAGTGACAGTTCCGAATCGTTCGCACTTGCCGTAGTCTCGGTTGACCTGTGTATGCCTTTGCCAAAATTGGCAGTCTTTGCATCTGACCACTGGAACTGCGTCGATAACCGGAAGATTCTGTAAAGCGTTCCACACTTCGTCAATACCATCGTTATACCCATCCATCTCGGCATACGACATACCTTGGCCAGTGGCATTGTCATCTTCTGCATAAATTGGTTTTCGCAATGCGTCAACATCTTTAAGTTTCATTATGTATTCTTGTCCCTCCGCACTGAAGTTTGCAAGCGTGTAAGTGAACACAGCCGTGGCAGCTACACGCGAGGCAACAGGTAGAAACTTCTTTTCTGCCGGGAGAATACTTCGGATTCCAAGGCGCACTACATAAATCGCATTGGTCAACCGTGTCTGCCCTTGGACACCGAGCAACCGAGAACTCCTCATCGGAAGCCTTGCACTCCCCGTAAAGCAGGTCGCACGTACATCGCAAATCGTCAACGCCCGCATCTCTTGTGTGGAAATGTTGGCATTTCTTATCCCAGCAGTCTTTCGGAAATCTATCGTTCATCAGATGTATCATCCCTTTCTCTCGGAAACGCTATGATCGCACCTTCGTACAATTTGCTCCTGTCAACTTCGCAACTGTCAAAGAATATTTCCCGAAGCCTTCCACGTGCAATAGCCACGCTGGCGGCTATCACGTCATCGGGAATATCAAGTGTTATCTTCATTTCTGTTCCCTTGTCACCACCCGTAAAAGAGTACGGTTTTGGTTTCCCAGTCTATGGACTTATACAGCCTGACCAGTTCGAAAATCTGATGTTCGTATTGATATGAATCGCTTATGGATTCATGCGTTTCATCAAGGTCAATAGCGCCGAACAATTCCCACCATTTAAGTTTTTCGTGGATAAATTCGCGTACTTTGTCTATGCTCTTGATGTCCTCACGCCCTATGGAAAAACCTCCTGGTAAAAGCTGCACCCCGCCGTCCACAAGTAAGTTTTTATACGCCTCTATGATTTTGCGCTTGTATATCTCGATAGCTTCAAGCACACCGGGCTTACCAACGACATACGGATCATAGTCCGAAACGTCCTCCTGAACTTCTTTGTCTGTAAACAGCGGTTCGCCTTTGCTATAAATCCGGTCTGCCGTATCGTCCCAATACAGTTTCCCAAATTCAAAGATTTCCTTTTTGTCAAGAAACTTGTTGTCGTTAAAAGAGAACCAGCCGTCCCCGCCTTCTACGCCCTCTGATTTTGCATAGTTACAAAGCTCACTCATAGTCATGTTTCTGATCGCTTAGCACTTGCTCTTGTCTACAAGATAAAAATAATGCCTATATCCCATTCTTACCGTCCTTTCTAAACATCACTATCCGAACCACGTCATCGACCTGCACTTCCGTGTCCTCAAAGCGCGTTCTTGATACCCGCCATGACTTTCCGACGCAACGCAAGGAATCTTGCGTAAGCTTTCTCCATCGTCACTCACCTCCGTCCCAACTTCAACCACATGGCATCCGCGATTGAGAACAGCGCCCATGTCATAAAAAAATCGGTTCCAAGTTTTTCCTCATTCATGTAATACCAAATTGCCACTAAGAAATACAAAAGACTCATTCTCTCTCCTTATTCGTCAAGCCCAAGACTCACAAAAAGTCTCTTAGCCTCCTCGTCATACGCCTTGTAATCCGGGTACTTGTCCAGAATGTCAGCGTACTTACACCGCTTCTGTCCACCGCATGCCTTGCGGTCTTTGCAATATACGCAGCCGTATTTCTTCTGAGAGTCCGGATTAACGCCTACATACCCCTCCGAGCCGCCCAAGCCCTCGCGCGAGCCTTTTCGTTCTCTGGTACATCCGCAGTTTCTGACTCGCCCTGTGCGGATATCATAGCCACGGCGGACAAAGGTTTTCCCGCATATCCGACAGCGGCAGTTGAAATACGGCCCCAGAGTTCCGCCAGAGCGCTTTTCGTTGTAACTCAGGACTTCTACGTCGTGAAATGCTTGCCCTGATATGTCGATGATTTTCATGATGTCTCCTCTATTGTCTCAAGCAAAGCAATCAGCCCGAAGAACGACCGCGGGTTGATCCCGGTCTTTTCCTTTGCCGCTGTCAAGTGAAATTCCACTGTGGAGTTGTTCATGTTCAGCGCTCTGGCCGTAGCTGTGGCGTTCATATTGTTTTCGGCATAAGTGCAAATTACGCGCTTGCACTTCTCGGTTAATGGCCGTTGGCTTTTGTCCATTCGGCTCCCCTCCCCTCTGCATAATGCGAATATTTATTCATCCGGTAAAAATTCGGCTGGGCATATCATATTTGTCTCTATCAGGAACGCTAATTTGAACTGTGGTACTGTAAATATGCCCTGCTCCACGAGAACTTCTACACCATGCTTCAGCGCTTCTCCATCAATTACGGTTCCTTGCGGATAGCCAATAAACTGCGTGACAAAGCGCTTTACCGCTTCAAATTGTTCGTTCGAAGCCCACACGATAGTCCCTCACTTCCGACATGTCTACAACGCTCAACCTTGCTTGGTAATGGAAATCACCAGAACCGTCCTGCCGGAATCTCCACTCTATGAAACGGCTAAGCTCCTTGGCTGTAACGAGCTTTTCTATAAAGTCCCGCTTGGTGATCTCCTTTATAATATCTTCGCCGAAGGTTTCCACCTGTTCGCGTGAATATATCCTTGAAACTACGAACGTTTCAGGACGCAAATTGATCTGAACAACTTTAGGCGGCGGCAGTTGCTCTGTATACCCGCCCAGTTTGCGTATGATCCAGCTCTTAAATTTGTTCATCGTTCATTCTCCCTTCCATCACGAAAAGACTTTGCTGTGCCGTATATTCGTTGAAGCGCTCTTCTTGAAGCTTGAAATACGTTGGGTCTATTTCGCAGCCCACGAAATCAAGTCCTGCGTCATAGGCCGCGATTCGGCTGCTCCCGCTTCCGAGATGCGTATCAAGAATCCGGTCTCCGGGTTTCGCGTAGTTTTTGAAAATCCACCGATAGAGTGCGACTGCCTTTTGCGTAGGATGAATCCGTTTCTCGTTCAGTTTTTTGTTCCCCTGCTGAATCGTGCCCTCTTCAACGCTCTTCCCTTGCAGCATCCCGTTCCACATAAAGCGGAATATCCTGACGCTGGTAAAGAGGTCTGTCGCCGCCAACTCGCAGTCAGAGAAACTACTTGAGGAATTGCACTTGTCCCACACGATTCGCCCCGGCGCAAAGTGGTAATCAAAGTAATTGCATCCCCACACTATGTAATGCTTGGCTACTCGCTGAAGCTCTGCAAAATACTCGACGCCGGGTATATCCCACTGTGGGGATATGGGATAATCTCGATGAACACCGATTTTGCTGACTCGGCTGCCGTAATAGCCGCGCCTTTCCGGCCCTGAGAAATACGGCGGATCCACAACTGCGAGGTCGAACTCCTTGTCAGGTACTCTGCGCATGTATTCCATGCAGTCGCAGTTGACTACTATGCTTTCGCTCATTTCATCACTCCCTTACACTTCATCTCCCCATGCATCCCAGCCGGGGAATCGTTCTCTCGCAAATATCTCTATGCGCGGCTCATAGCTCACCAGTTCTATCATACGGCGCATTTCTTCGGGCTTGCGACTATGCACCGTTTTGGGTGCATAGAATCCCGTTTTCCCCTGACAGCGTTTACCTTCGGGAGAAACTTTGTAAGGCAAGCGCTTCTTCGTCGTTGCAAATATGCAATGTTCAGTCAGTCCTCTGTAATACTGTCCCAAGCCCTGTTGATTCTTCATCCACGTTATCGTTGTCACGTACTCGAATCCCCACTCCCTTATGCAATCAATTGCAGCGGGTAGATAATTATTGGTAGCCCAGCAGTACAGGTGGCACCCGTCAGGGGCTGCGAGCTGCATGACCGGAAGCGCCTTGATCTCGGCAACAGACATCAAACTGTAGTGCTTGTCCGCTCCGCGCTTGATTTTGCCGCCCCCCCGCTCCGGCCACGGCGGGTCTATGTAGATTGTGCGGTATTTGCCGCTTGGAAAGTCGCTCATACGCCCTCCTTGATTTTGAAAAATTGACAGCCGCGGCCTTTATCGCAGTCGTTGGCGCAGAACCGGCATGGATTCGCATCGAGCACCAGCAGTTTGATGATCCTGCACAGCCGTTCTATCTCGCGCCTCTGGTTCTGAATAATCATGTCTTTAGGTGTCATATTTTGCCGTCCACCTTTCCAAAGCGTCACGATTCCATATCCGAGCTGCTTTTATCTTCCTCTTGTACCAAGGTCGTTGCGCTCCAGCTCCACAGACTGGGCAGATGTACCTATAACGATTTTTGTGGAACTGCAACACAGGACTAACTTCTTTTCCACACTCACACACTAAGAAAATCATATTCATGTTCTCCTTCCTATTCATCGTCCGAGCATTTGTCAGGCGTCACAACTCGAATAATGCCCGCATTGGCGATCATCCTGCGGCAGATGGGGCAAGGTTCCGGGGCTTCGAGAGGTTCCCATATAATGTGTGTTATCTCTCCGCCGTGCCCCAATGCCATCCGCGCCCACTCTCCATACAGATACATCGTCGAGCCAAGCATTTCACTTCTGGAAGCCGATATAATGGCGTTCTGCTCCGCGTGGACACTGTGGCAATCAGAGTAGTCCCCGCTGTTGCTGGGCTTGTCCAGACGCTTGCAGGAGCCTATATCACAGCAATTAGTCTCACCACGCGGCGCACCGTTGTAGCCTGTGGCGATTATCTCGTCATTTTTCACGATGACTGCGCCATACCGGCGCTTGAGGCAGGTGCTTCTCTGCGATACGGCTTGAGCTATGTCGAGGTAGTAGGCATCTTTCGAGATTCGTTTCATTCCGCACCCTCCGTTTCTATGTCGTCGATATCCAGCTGCCCCGGCAAAACGCCGTCCTCCATCCATCTGTGGAATACATCAAGTCCTGTAACCCATGTAGTGTTAATGCGTCCTCGCTTTATTCGCTCTTTCAGCATCCGATCGAAGGCGCTGATATACATTTGCTTGAACTCCGGATAGCGCGCAAACCCCTTATACCGCGACGCTTTGGCTGCCAGCGGGCAACCAACACAGCCCACGCGGTGCCAGCCCTCACAGTAAAGCGGGTTGCACTCTACGTGCTGATCTGTGAGGTAATCCCACACGTCGGATTCCTGCCAGTCGATAATCGGATTGCAGACACGTTTTCCCTTGAGCGTGCAGGTCTCAAAAAGCTGCCTATCTTCATCGTTGTCACTGTTCAGCAGCAGTTTCTTTTTTGCGTCTGGTGTGGCAATTTCAAGGCTACTGCGATTGTTTTGGCGCTTTGCGCTCTCTGCCCAGCGGACGCCCGTCACTATGAATCTGTCTCGGCCTGTCGTCTCTTTGAGCACATCGCAGCAGTATCTAACAAGCCGTGTCGGCGGCATAAGCTTAATGGGTATGAGCTTCCACATACTTGTAGGCTCGCCCTTATACGTGGGGTAATGGATCGTATAGCTAACGCCTTTGAGTTCATATTCTTTGGCGCGCTTGCGGACATGATAGACAGTCTCGGGCGCGTCTGCGGTCGTGTGAGAGTGGACGATCTCAAACGGGATTCCCGCATTCTCCGCGAGCTTGCAGATCACAGCGCTGTCCTTGCCGCCGCTGTCGGTCAGCAGCAGCGGACGGTGATACAAGCGCAGGGACATATCTGACGCCAACCGCAGCCGCTCCATTGCAGTTTGTTCTTTGTCCATCATTCCGTCTCCTCCATGTAACACCAGCTTTGCGGGGCGTGCTTAAAATAACACTTCTTGCAGTCACCGCAGTTTACCACTGTCGGGTTGAGACATGTCTTGGCATCATACGGCTTGACGAACTGGCGCAGTTCACGCGGCTCGTCGTAGATTTTCAGGTTGGAGATGTGCCAGCAGTACAGCCGCGGCACTTTTGCCCCATACGAGCTCAACTGGTCCTTTGGCAAGCACGCCGCAGCCACATCGTTAATTTCCCTTGCAATATCATCATTACCCCATTCATTGAGCGACAAGTAACAATAATCGAAATTCTCAGGACACCCACGCTTCCAAATTTCGTCGATTCGGTCGCACACAAACTCGCTAATGACTTTGCCACTCCCGCATTTATCAAATGCGTTATGGCTGTGATCGTCCACATAGGAATACCTCGGCCCAGTCCAAAACTGTTTTCTCGCGTCCTTCGTGCAGTAGATGTACACCTTAAATGGCGGGGTCAGCTTCGGGCGCGATTTCCGCACCTCTATTTTCTTTTCACCGCTCGCAATCTTCGCGCACCACTCCGGGCGTATGCTGATTAAAACTGCTTTCATCTGTTTTCCCTCCTTCATACCAGCGCGAGTGCGTCTGGCTCTTTGGTGCTGGGATGGTAGCACCCGTGTCAAGCGCAAATGAACCAGATGGCGCAGAAATGTGACATCGATTTGTACAAGTATCACAAATTTTTAAGCTTAATAAGCGCAGAAAAGCAGCCCTTTCAAAATGAAAAGGCTGCTTTTTTCGTATACTTATACAAATTTTGATATTTGGGAACTTGCCAAACTCAAAAACGCGCTTGACATACCGTGTATCATCCTTGCACCGAAAAAGAAAGGAGCGATGCCTATGCAGGAGGCCGAGCTTAAAGCCGCGGCAGTCGGCATACTCACATATCTGGCGATAACGAACGAAGAGACCACGCGGCACAGCGGAGAGGACGGTGAAATCATGGAGTTTGACGCGACATATGATCCAGCCACGTTCAAACTGGCGATGCGGTATCTCGCGCGGATGGACATGGAAGAAACGGAGGTGAGGCTCAGTGGACATTGACAGTATTGTTGCGATTATGAAAGGAATCGGAATCATGATATTAGCGATTGCGTGCTGCGTGCAGGCAATACGCTTTCTTTTCAAAATATGTGACTGGATCGATTATGTGGAGAAAAAGGCAAATCACAAGTACATTCAGTGTTCCCCGAAAATACTTGAGATAATGTTGACCACTCTTCAATACAAAATTTATCCAATAACTACAACGTCCATAGACTGGTCTGGCTTAGAGAAAAAGGAATGTTACGGTATAGAATGGATTCGGCAAGACTCCTATGGTAGGGAAAGCTCCATTCTCATATATGGCCGAACTCGGCGAGAACAAGAGGAGATGAACTCCATCGTTATAAAAGCCTTGCAGAAGAAGCGAACCGCGAATGTGAACAAGAAAGTGCTCGCCAACGATGCAACTATTGAAGCGGCAAATCAAATTAAAGACGACATCCAACGTATCATCAACGAAAATCTCCGCGCCGCGCAGGAGGCCGCGCGGAAAAATCAAGAGATTATAGAAAGTCTATCGGGGACAAGCACTACCCGCGGAGGCTCACCATGAACAGCCGGGACGATGCTGAGCGGCTTTACCTTGAAAATGAAAAACTCATTTATGGCGCTTTGCATAAATATTTCCCGGCGCTCGCGTCTGATGAGGACATTCAGCAGATCGCGGGGATCGGTCTCTGGAAAGCCTGTTTGAACTACGATGCGGATAAGTCGTGCTTTTCAACTGCCGCGTATAAATTCATCAAGACCGAAGTGCTACAGGAACTGCGAAAAAGGCGACGCCGAGGCAAAATCGCAACAATACCTTTCGCTGCGTTGGTGTGCGATTTGACCGCTGAGGGTAAAGAAGAGCTGGATATCCTTGCCATTAGTCCGAGTCTTGATGACATCGACTGGTGCGACGCAGAAACGTTTTGGGCATCATTGACCGAACGCCAGCAGTTCATCGTCAAGGCGCGTATATCTGGGCTGATTGATGAGGAAATCGCCGCCGCACTGGGTTTGTCTCGCACATTGATTATCCATGAAAAGAAAAAAATTCGGCGAAAAGCCGAGGAAACATTATGAATGGAGGAGAGAAATGAGTAAACCAATTTATGTTCCAAAAGGAAAAGCCAAAGAATATGGCGACTATGCGATCAATATTTACACAGGATGCCCACACCGTTGCTTTTACTGCTTTGCCCCGAATGTACTCCGCCGCGACAGAGAGACTTTTCACGCGAATGTCAAGCCGCGAGAGAACATAGTCGAGGAAGTCCGAAAGCAGGTTGAACGTGAGCACATCACCGGACAGCTCATTCATCTATGCTTTACCTGTGATCCATATCCCACGGGCTACGATTCGACACCGACACGTGAGGTTATCAAGATTCTGAAAGAAAGCGGTAATCACGTGCAGATACTCACTAAGGGTGACGGCTCAAGGGACTTCGACCTGCTTGATGAAGGAGATTGGTACGGCATTACTTACGATGGCGCACCGCACGGCTTCTATACCCTTTCAGACATGATAGCAGACCTTGCCTCCGCAAGAATAGCGACCGGCTGCAATACGTGGGTATCGTGTGAACCGGTCTTGGATGCCGATGCCGTCTTGAAGTTCATTGAAGAGTACCACACCATAATCGATAAAGTTAAAATAGGGAAACTCAATTATTTCCCGTCCAATATAGACTGGGCAGTTTTCGGCAGAGATGCTGAAGCCTTGTGCAAGAGCCTCGGCATTGACTACTACATAAAAGAGAGCCTACGCGCAGAAATGGAGGAAAAAAGTAATGATGTTAATTGACTACAGTCCCGAGAGAGATGGTGCTCCTCCCTACTCTTGGCTGAAACCATCAATCTTTAAGGACATTCTTTTCAAAAAGTATATACGTCCTCAAGAACAGGAACGGCAACTCTCGTACCACGACTGGGTAAATTATAGCACGGAAAGGTGGGCTCTGCTTAACTCCAGAATAAATAACTCTGAGAATCAGGCAGATCAGTGTATATGGGTGCTTTCTCACATTAACTCCTTTAGTGCCGCCGACAGGGACATTATTGTGCGTTGCTTGGATTCTTTTGCCCATGACAATCTGAGTTTTTATTGTGATGTGGATCCCACGCTCCACCTGCGTCTTTTGTGTAGTGCTGACGAAATTCGGAACCTCCCTGCCAATGTGCAATCTATCCATCTCGATGCAAGCTCAATGTGCTTTGCCGCCGCTTTGTTTGATTAAGGAGTGAAGAAATGAGTTATACAAGTCTTTGGATAATAGATAAGAATTGGAGCGGCACAGAGCACCGCAAATATCCCAACTCATGGCTGATGCCTCCCATTGTTTGGGATGTTCTCATGCAGAAATATATTGGCACCAACGAACGCAACGGGGTTGATTCCTATCTTGTATGGGTATGCGCCTGTTCCGACAAAGTACGCAACGAGCGCTGGGCGCTTCTCAACGGCAGGATTAACAACACTGAGAATCAGACCGACAGAATAATGTGGGAGCTTGCGGGTCTCAGCGTTTTCAGCTCCAAGGATAAAGAGTTTGTGGCAAGCTGTATAGATGATTTTGTGAGAGAGAATCAAATCATCAATATTCAACTGCAAACACCGCCAGTCATCCAGCGCTTTCTTGCCATTGCTAACGATATTCGTAGCCTCCCTCGGCACGTCGAATACTTCGTTATCCACCCCAACAGCGTTGACGATTCCGTTGAGTGGTGGTTTTACCGTAAACGCCTGTGCTCATGGGACAAGTTCGTTTGTGAGTTCACCCTGATAGAGGATAATAAGGTCGTCGGCTTTTCGACAAACCTTGAGATGTGCAAAGGAGACAACTGATGGAACGATTAACTTTTGACGGCAACTTCTGCGATATAGCACAGTGCCGAGCGATACCGTGCCCTTGCAACAACGCCTGTACGCAGAAGCAGGTGTGGGAGCGGCTCCGCTATTATGAGGAAAGAATTCCACTTGAGCGAGTGGACGAGGCGGCATATTTATTGGCAGGAGGGTGCTCGGTTGAAATGGGAAAAGATTGAAGGGCATGAACGCTATTCTGTAAGCAACAATGGAGACATCAGAAATGATACAACAAACATTATCCTGCGTCCTGTGCTGGACGAGAGGGGATATGCACATGTTACGTTATGTCCGTCTCACAAAAGAGTTTCAGTGCACAGAATCGTAGCTTCCGCGTTTTTGCCGAGAGGAGAGAATGAAACTCAAGTAAACCATAAGAATGGAGTCCACGAGGACAATAGAGCGGAAAACCTTGAGTGGTGCACGGCTCGCGAAAATATCAGGCACAAATATGATGTTTTGAAATATCGCTGGGAAAACCATATCCGAAGAATGACGGAGGTAAATTCGCATCCGGTGGTATGCTGTGAAACCGGAACCGTTTATCAGAGTATGGCACAAGCGGCAAGAAGCGTTGGAACAAATAGTGGGCATATCTGTGAGTGCATCAAAGGGCGCAGGAAGACAGCCGCTGGGTACCACTGGAGAGCCGACGAAGAAGCCGAGAAGGCTTTGCAGGAAATGGAGGGCAAGAAGGATGGTTAAAAACCGTGTGTGCTTTACTGTACGTGGCGAGTTTGGCGCTCAGATGAGCTTTGAGGCGAACAACACTATCCAATATGAAGATCTGGTAAAGTGTGTAAACAAAGATACGCTGGTGGAGCTGATGTGCCTCGACAGTCTCGGCTATACAGGCGAGGATATCGAGTTTATTACGCCTGCCGAGTATGACGAGAGGTTCGGAGGTGACGAAGATGGCTGAACTGAAACCGTGCCCGTTCTGCGGTGGAGACGCAAAAGTGCACTTTTATTCAGAGTTGGGCGGTAGATTCGCGGTTATGTGTGAAAGCGAGTTTTCGGTATGCAACGTTAAGCCTCGTACCAGCTGGTTCCGAGCAAAGAAAACCGCTATCGAAGTATGGAACGGGAGGGCATCAGATGCAGACGACTGAGCTTGACATTATCATTCCCATTTACAATCGCGGGGAAGCCATAATCCCCACGCTTCAAAGTCTGTTGTTGCAGACCAAAGACGATTTTTTCGTCACATTCGTACTTGATGGAGCAGATGACGTAGCGAGAGAGGCTATCAGCCGTCATTACGTCGATCGTCCGTATAATATCTATCTCATGCCACATAGAGGCGTTGGGGCGACGAGGAATACCGGACTGATAGCTTCGGATTCGCCTTACGTCATGTTCCTCGACTCCGACGATCTTCTTCTCCCAAACGCCACAGGAACGATTCTGAACGCCATCAATCACGGTTTTGACATGATGGTAGGCAAGACCATGCGCGAAGCCGAGAACGGCAATTTTGAGGTTGTAGGCGGCGCACAGATGACATGGATTCATGGACGCGTGTATTCAAAGGAGTTCCTGACAAAGTACGACATCCACTTTCCGGACCTGCCTATGTGCGAGGATTTGGCGTTCAACATGATTTGCGCTGAGTTTGCCCAGCGCGTTTCTGAGACGCAATGGCCGATACATATCCAGCGGTATACCCCCGGCTCGCTGTCGCACGCAGAGGGTTCTCTGCGGCTCCAAGCTGAGACATACATTGAGGCTTGCACATTCTACATTGAAAGCGCAGCCAGATTCAGGTCACTGGACAAGCTCATGATACTACCCGCCGCGCTTGCTGCATGCTATTATTACCTCGATTCTGTGGAGCGAGAATTTCCGAGAGATACCGAGCTATATCACAAAATGTGCAAGCAGTTTTCAGACTTGATAGACATCAGCGATTTCCATGCGCTCAACTCAATACCCGAATGGCAAAGCCGCTTTGCAATGGCTTTGGCTACACCCGCAAGACCGTTCAAGAAAACCTATATACCGGCGCTGACATTTGAGCAGCGAATAACAAATGCAAAATTGGAGGCTTTGAAATGAAAATCACAAAAGAAATCGTATACGCCCTTGAGCACGAAAGAATAGCGGACATACTCTGTCTGATGTCCTTCGATTTCAACCAAAAGGAAAAAGAAGCTGCATTCGACATGATTTGCGGCACACATACCATGGCCATGTCAGTTCTAAAAGCAATCGAGACGGAGGAAAAGCAGAATGATACAAATCAAACTATTTGAAAGCGAGGAGTTTGGCAACATCCGAACCGCAACAATCGATGGTGTCCCGTGGTTTGTCGGGGCGGATGTGGCTATAGCCTTAGGTTACATCAATCCTCGCGACGCGCTTGCGAAACACGTTGATGCAGAGGATAGGGGTGTCGCAAAATGCGACACCCTTGGGGGCATACAAACCTTATCCATCATCAACGAGAGCGGCATATACAGTCTGATTATGTCCAGTAAATTGCCCTCCGCAAAGCGCTTTAAGCGGTGGGTTACGAGCGAAGTCCTCCCCGCACTCCGAAAGGGAGCTGGACTTGAGGCCATTGAAGCCCTCAAGATGCTTTCGCGTGAGAATCAGAAGCGGGGCAATGCAGCCCTTTACGCCGCAATCCCGGATATTGATCGAGCCACATACTGCAAGGCCGCTTCCATAACCGGAAAAGAGATTGCCAACCGAATGGGGCTGGATAAGCGGATCCCAAAGGCCGACGTGCCACCTGAGTTTCTGTCTGAATATGATTCTGTGTTCTCCGATGTAACTCACCTCATGGTTCTCAACGAACGATATGGACTTGGGCTATCGGTAAGCCATGCGATCCATCAAAAGAGCAATGCAGTCTAAACAAAAGCTTCGCCCGAAGTCTTGCCACAAATATAATCCTTGTGTATTATAAAAGTGTCATATACGTGGGTGATGTTCAACTCCATATAATGTTACCTCCTTCTCAAACGAAAGCACCGCTTTGACCGGCGGTGCTTTTGTTATTTTTGAACTTCTCGAAAAAGTTACCGATTCAAAAGTGTGGACATGTCCACACTTGATGCAGTAAAATGCAGTTTTTTGCTTAGTGGAACTGGAAATTGCATTTTTCAAAAGTTAAGAAAAAAGCCCCAAAACCTTAGTTTTTTCAAGGTTTTGAGGCTTTTTCTTTGGAGCTGGTAATGTGACTCGAACACACGACCTGCTGATTACGAAGCAGTGTTCTATGAATCTATAACCGCCTCGCGCCAATGGTTTCCCAAACTGGAAATTATTTTGTCCACGTTTTTGTCCACATCCGGACTTTTTTTGTTTTTGCGAAATGCGTCAATAAGTTCAGAATCTGAGAGAAGATCATCCTCGTCGACGTCGGTATAAATGTTGGCTGTAAGCGCCATATCTGAATGTCCCATGTACCGTTGGGCATCCCTAAGTTTGACCCCGGCTTTCTTCAAATCGGTGCAGTAGGTATGTCTTAGATCGTAAAGCACAAGGTCATCGGCTATGCGATGTCCATTTCTCGGCTGCGTTGGGTTGTCCGGATCCGGGTACATTGGTGTACCGTCAGGCAGCAGATCGGACGGATCATATATATGTCCCTTTGCAGTATACTCCGCTCCGAGAGCAATGTCCATATCACGTTTAAGATTTTCCCACCACCTGCGTATACAGCTTTCTGTGACCATGGTTTTTCCGTCTCGCTGGGTAAACAGAAAATCTGTGGAAGATTTCTCTGCAACGGCCTTTTTCAGCTCATCGGCCAAATCGAGCGGGATGGGTATTTGCCGAAGTCCTGCATGAGATTTTGGGCCTCCACCGAGGGCTTTTGTTCCCGACTCAACACTGTCGCGAACAGTAAGAAACCTTTTCGTTAAATCGAGGTCAGCAACTGTCAGAGCGGAACATTCGTTAGGGCGCACACCGGTTCCGATAAGAAACTTCGCCCACAGTCCGTGCTTGTTGCGTTCTACCACAACGTCAAACGCTTCTCTCTCTGCGGCTGTCAGCGCTCTCCTACGCCCTTTTTCGGCGGCGGGCAATTCCAGTTTCAAAGACGGGTCAAAAATAATCACGCGCGAGGCTACGGCCTGTGAGAACATTGCTTTAATGACTATGCGCAGCTTTGAAACATGAGAAAAGGATTTTGCGGCTTCCCGGTTCAGTATATTTCGCAGGTGCGTGTCTGTTACCGCCTCAAGCTTTTTTCTGCCTATTGCGGGTATGATAATGTTATTTATCATCCGCTCATACATACTGTACGATTTCTTGGTCATAGTATTGCGGCGTTTGGCCGTGCCCGGTTTACGCACTTTCGGCTTAACGTATGTGTCAAGCCAAGTCTGTGCCCAGTCCGCAACAGTGGGATTAACGAGTGCCTTTTCCTTGTTCTCCAGTTCTGCAAGTTTCAGGGCTATTTTTTCCTTGCAGTCCGCCTCATCTCTACCCTTGACGTAGTAGCGCTGCCCCATATATGTAAAACTTGCCGACTTCCGTGCAGGAGATTTCGTCATTTCCTCTCTCCCCTTTTAATCATTAACCTTTACGCCATGCTCTTAGCTGGTGCAAGGCTATCCATGCAATTGCACCAATCCCGATGATAAAAACAAGAAAGAGCACAGCCGCATATATACTGAGCTGACCAAAGAGGATAAGCCCCTTGTCGCCCAGATGGAGGTCCATAACGAGGTAGTACCCCAGCGAGACTTCGAGTATTCCGGCCAGAAAAAGCAAAATATAGATAATCGGTTTTCTGGACGCAAGTTCATTGGTCAGACGCCCCTTCTCTCTCACCAGACCGTCGTTAATAGCGTTCAGGCGGTTTACCTCGCCTTGAAGCCGAACATTTTCCAGCTCCAGCTTGTGAACTCGGTCGCGCTGATTGGATAGTTGCTCGGTGCCGTTGACAAGTCTCTCGTTCTCCGCGGTCAGTTCGCGGATTCGCTGCAGGAGCACCTCTCGCTCGTAAGCTGGCTGCAAACCAAACACTTCGTCCGCGGACAGCCCAAGCGTGTCGATCAACGCTATCGCGTCCGATACCTTCGGGTTATCCTGCGTGTCTGCGCTTATTTTGCAGACAGTCGAATAGGATACGCCTGACTGATCAGACAACGCCTGATTTGTCAATCCCTGTTCCGCGCGAGCATTTTTGATCTTTGCGGTGAAATCATCAAAAAACTGCTGCAATCGCTGGTACGATGTCACAATTCTCCCCTCCAGACAAATTTTCTCCAAAATAAGGAACTCCTGCTTCGACTCTTTTCGACTGACTTCTCCGAATCGAACAGGTATTCTCTTTTTAGGAGATGGACTTTGAAGATTACTTCTGCTACCATCGAAAGCGTAGCAGATACCGGTGCAATGTTCTATCTGCTGCAAGCTCCGGCGGAGGCGGCAACCAATGCCGGAGCGTTTTTCAAAATAACGTCAGTTCTTTAAGAAGTGATTTTTCTATATCGAGTATATCCGCATACGGCTTCAACCTTCCGTTGCGCACAAGTGCCAGATACCGAGATAATTTGCTCTGAATGGCCTTAATGTCTTTCTCATCTTCCACCACAAACGGCGAACCATTCACCGTAAAAGGCCGCAATAAGTATTTTTCTATAACAGGGATCGCGTCTCCGATAAGGAATGCACTATCTTTTCCCTTTACCCTCGCAATGTAATGGAAGATGCATTTCCCTTTCCCGTACTTTTTCTCGTCGGCTGCGATAGACAACCTATATTTTTCAACTTTAGAACTTAATGGCACGAGCCATATTATTCCGTTTGCTCCCTCTATTGCCAAGTAATATGGACGGTTTTCGTACTTGTTGCTCATCATTTCGGACTGCCCGTATCTTTCAAAATAGTCATCCGATAGTATGTAAAGTCCGTGTGTTTTTATCATGCTATTTCTCCCACAACGCAAAACCGCCCTCCGCAATGAAGCAGAGGGCAGCTTTTCAAGCCGACAATTTATAAGTCCCCGATCGGCAGGGGGCAATTATAAGCAGGTCGCATATTTGTTAGTCGCCTGACGACAGGCGGCAGTCAGATGGCGCAGACGCGGAACAAAGTTCTTTGTCATGGCAAGCAGTCACCCGCTTGCAAGATTATTATACCACATCCTATGCGAAAGTAAACAGAAAAGTCCCTCTGTATTTAATTTTGTGGATTCTGCTGAATGGAATATTCGCGCTCTGGATATTCGTCCCACAGGCGTTACTAAAGAAACCGCTTAAAGTTTTTGAATTATTATGTTTTGCTATTGCTGATTATTTGATTAAGCATTAAAATACATACGCAATAAATAAAATGACGGGAGGTAAGGTGTTGTCGGATTATGGACGAACCAAGTTTGAGGAAGAAGTCCTCATGTTGTTTCACAAGGTTGAACCGGAGCGCCGGGAAGAATTTATTTCCCTGCTGCGAAAGTGCGCAGCATCTGAAGAACAGACTCCCTCTGTTCCGGAGCAATCTTTTTCAATAGCTCTTTAACCTCATCAGTCTGGCGCAAAAGCTCATCGCTTTCAATAGCGGTGGGCTTTTTTATTTTGTCCAGAAACTCCTCTACTTCCACGCGGCAGTCGAGAACATCGGCGATGGCATAAATATCATCCATTGATACTCTCGGCATACTGCCCGCCCTTAGGCTCTCAATAATGTTGTCTTTATTTGAAACCTTGGCCTCTTCCTGAGCAACTTCATAAGAAATTTGAGAATCATCACATGCGCGAGAAAAAATGCCGAATAATTCCTCTTGCTCCTCTTCCGCAGGCATAACAATTCCTAAGATTTCGTCTACGCTCACACCGAAGTAAGTAGCAAGTTTCCCCGCAGTAGTGCTATCAGGCAACTGTGATGGCTTGTCCCAACGTTTCCATTTCGTTGTAACGCTGTTGCTTAGTCCCACGTCTGCGGCAGCGCGGGACGGACTTACACCCTTGGCGCGGCATAAAGCTACATATCTGTCAAAAAACACAATTATCGCCCCTTGTTTTTGTGCATAGCAACAATTCTAACTCAAAGACGATGACAGTTATTGACTTTCTAACTGCAAGACGATATAATATGCCCGTAATCTACTTCAAGTTAGAGAATATGCGAGTATTTATATTTATGGTCAACTATAAATTACCACATCTTCTAACTCTGGTCAAGTAGGAATATTGGAAAGAGAGGTGGCATTTTGAAAGAAGCATGGACAGGGCAGGTTGTAGGCGACATGCACGTTTACGAAATAACTTTCAACGACATCGCGTCAAAGACCGGCTATAACCCGAAATACATATGCGCTTTGCTGAATGGTTCATATAAAGCCGACAAGGCGAGGAAGAAAATTGAATCAGCAATGTATCAGCTTATTGCTGAAAAGGAGAGAAACGCATGAACGAATTGCAGGTATTCAAGAACGAAAAGTTCGGCACCGTCCGCACCATCACAGAGAACGGCAGGACGCTCTTCTGCGGGACTGACGTGGCAAAAGCTTTAGGCTACACAAATCCGCAGAAAGCCATACGCGATCACTGCAAGGGGGGAACGAAACGTTCAGGGGTCTCCCTTACCACTAATCAGCACGGGGTGACAACGGAGCAAATCACGGAAATGACGTTTATTCCAGAGGGTGATATTTACCGGCTGGCGGCGCGTTCCAAGCTTCCCGGTGCGGACGAGTTCGAGCGCTGGATATTCGACGAGGTACTTGTCTCGGTGAACCACACAGGCGGATATCTCGGCAACACCGAGAATATGAGCGACTTTGAGCTTGTCTCCCGCGCGCTGCTCATTGTGCAGAAGCAGTTGGAGCAGAGAGACGAGACCATCCGCAAAATCGCGCCCGATGCCGAGTACGCGCAGAACTGTTTGCTTGCCGAAAACGGCATCATCACCAGTTCCATAGCAAAGGATTACGGAATGAGCGCCGACAGCTTCAATAGGATGCTCAAGGGTCTCAGGATTCAGTATAAGCGCGGCGATCAGTGGCTTCTCTATGCGCCGTATCAGGACAAGGGGTACATGACATCCCGGACAACGCCGATAACGCACAGCGACGGCAGAGTTGAACAGAAAGTGGCCTCGCTGTGGACTGCGGAGGGACGTCGTTTTCTGTATGACTTTCTCAAGAAGCGCGGCATCGTCCCGTTGAACGAGCGAGGCAGGGCTTGAACATGACCGACGTAGAGTATAACGCCGAAATACGTCGACTTTCAGAGCGGTATGGTGTGCATGAATTTATACCGAGATACCTCGCATTAAAGCAAACGAAGGCTTTCCCAAACTCCACAAACAAAAACAAGCTTCTCTACGCGAGAATGCAGATGGCTCGAGCGTTCCCTGAAAAAGGCATTGACGTATTCACTTTGCAAGAGCTTTCCAACCTTTCGGACGTGCCCTCCGAGGATATAGTCGAAGTCCTTATAAAGTATGGCATTGAGCCCTCACATATCATTATCGGAATTGAGTTCCCGCCGCTGCAAGAAGAACAAGAGGACATAGGTCAAAATCTACTCTGAGGAGTGAATATCAAATGGACAGCATCGCATCGGTTTTCATTCTCGTTGTCTTGGTTACATGGGGCGTGATTGCCCTCCTCAATCGAATAGCCGTCGAAGAAGAGAGACGCCATCACGACAGCGAGCGTGCATGGCAGGAAGCGGGGTATTGAATATGGCTTTCCGTATGCCGCCGTGCAAGGACGCGCACGGCAATGAATGTCCGGAACGTTCACTCGGCTGTCAGGGTACATGCAAGCGCATGAAGGAGTACCAAGAGTTCCTTAATGAGCATGACCGCGCCGCACGTCAGAAAGAGCGGCTGCTGTCTAAATATCAATTCGAGATGTCTGAAAGTGTAAGGCGATACGGCGGATGCCGCACGCCGAGGCAGATTTGCAAGGACATCAGGAAACGCGAGGAAAGGAGGCTACGCAATGCCAAGGTCAAAGTTGATGCGGGATCCCGCTGAAGATGTAATTGCCGAAGAGATACGCAAGAACTACGGCGGAATGATGAATCTGGCTACGGTTCAAAGCTTTCTCGGCGTCAAGGATTGTAGAACTGCCAGACGTTTCCTTAATGGCGTGACAAGCTATTCCATAAATGGCCGAAGCATGTGGATGGCCTCTGACGTTGCTCACAGGCTGGTGGAGGTAAGGGACTTATGATGATCGTCGCCACTATCCCCCAAGGTAGCTACGTAAAAATTGCCGCGAGCGCCGTAATGCCGTGGAAGTCCATCGACTCAATCGCCACTGTCACGACGCGCCTGACGGAGCCTCAAGAGGTCATAGACCGCTGCCTTAACTGCACCTGCCCAGAGTGCTGGAACTGCATTGCATCCCGCAGCAAGCGCGCAAAAGCAAGAAAGGAGGCTCAGTAATGGGTGCGTGTCATCAATGCAAATGCTTCTACTGCGAAAATCTCTGCACCAAGAAGTGCCCTATCGGGCGCGTGTGTTCCACCTGCTATAAGGGAATGAACAGCCAAAGCTTTAAGATCACGCACTGCGACAAGCAGGTTCCTTACGATCCTACATATACCGTCACAACTGCCCCGCAAAGACCCAAGCGCAATCGTAAACCTTTGATCCGCAAAAACAAGCGGACAAGCAATAAGAAAAAATAGGAGGATAAAAATGGGATATTACAGTGGAATCATCGAACACGACACCGGCATACACGCTGACGCAGAGCAGCAGGTTGCTGGACAGTCCATGATGAGGGTGGAGGTCACCCTTTCAGAGTACCGCGACCTCGTCGAGAAAAACGCCATTGCGTCGCATAAGCTCGGTCTCGCAAATGATCGTATCACCGAGCTGAAGCAGAAGCTTTATGATGCTTTGAAAGTCCTGGACGCGGACAACAAACTGACCGCTACGCAGAAAGAAGAATTTCAGAAGCTTCTCGGCGACTATCAGGTCAAAAAGTAATTTAGGAGGAAAATCACGCTATGAACGAATCTCTCATGTCTCGCTCCCCTGCTACTCAGATGAGCGTCTATCAGGAAAGCAAGGAGCTTTCCGAAATCAAGGGCAAGATGTACCTTGCCCGCCAGTTCCCCCGCGATCCTGAAATGTCCCTCCAGAACGTTCTCCGCGAGTGCCAGAGAAAAGACCTTGCGGAAGCGGCGCAGTACGAGTTCCCGCGCGGCGACAGCGTGGTAAGAGGCCCCTCTATCCGTCTGGTGGAAGTTCTCGCGCGCCACTGGGGCAATATCATGTCCGGTATCACCGAGGTGGATGTACAGGGCGACACGACGACCATAAAGTGCTTTGCCTGGGATTTGGAGACAAACGCCTCCGATGAAAAGACCTTCTCCGTGAAGCATGAGCGATCTACCAAGAAAGGGAGCTACCGTCTGACCGACGAACGCGATATCTATGAAATGGTCGCCAACAAGGGTGCAAGGCGTAAAAGAGCCTGCCTGTTGGCCGTCATGCCCGGATGGTACGTAGATGCGGCGCTTGAAGAGTGCGACAAGACGCTTTCCGACTCACTTTCCAAGAGTGGAGAGAGTTTGGAGGAGATCATCGAAAAGACAGTCAACGCTTTTGCTGGCTTCGGTATCACACCGGAGCAGATCAGTGCCAAGCTCAACAAGGACATCGCCAAACTCAGCAACAACGACATTGTGAAGCTCCGCCATCTGTATTCCGCCATCAAGGACGGCTTTGTAAAGGCCACAGACGCCTTTGGAATCGCTTCTGCTTCCGATGCGGCTCTTCCCTCTACGGACGAGGAAAACGCGCTGGAAGCCCTCAACAAGAAGCTTGCGAAGAGCAGGGAGAAGAACAGTGGAACTGACGCGTGATAATTATTACACGCCTGAGGTTGATTGGGAGTACATGTCGTGCTCCCAATATCAGGCATGGAATGAGTGCGAGGCGCGGGAACTGGCTATCCTGCAGGGGCGCTGGCAGCCTGAGGAGAAAGAAGCCTTTCTTGTTGGCAATTACTTCCACACGCACTTTGAATCCCCAGAAGCGCACGAGCAGTTCTGCAGCGAGCATTTCGACAAGATATTCAAGACCAAGACCATCAAAGGCAAGGGTGGCGCGCCCGACCAGACGGTCATTACCGGCAAATATGCTCCCTATGAGCAGGCCGACAAGATGATACAGACCGCTGAAAATGACGAGTTGATACAGTCTCTTGTCGGTCTGCCGGGTGAAAATGAAATGATAATGCACGGCAAGCTCTTCGGAGTTCCGTGGCGTATCAGGCTCGACAAGTACGTTCCTGACGGGCGCATGATTATCGACTACAAGACCGTGGCAAACATCGGAGAGCTTAAATGGAGCGATGAACTTCACGAAAAGGTGACGTTCATAGATGCCTATGGCTACATGATGCGCGCCGCTGTGTACAGCGAGATTGAAAAGCAGTACGCAGGGAGCAAGGAAGACCCTCAGTTCATCATCATAGCTATCTCAAAGCAAGACCCGCCTGATAAGGACGTGCTCAGTCTCAACCACCGGCAACGGTATGACTATGAGCTTGAGAAAATCGCCAAGCGCTTGCCCATGATCCAGATGATAAAAGAGGGGCGCGCGAAGCCCAAGCGCTGCGGGTACTGTGATTACTGCCGCGCAACTAAAAAGCTCTGGGGGATCAGACCTTATTACTCACTCATGCCCGAATTTCGAGAGGAGCGCGAGGATGATGCAGCCGCAGAGTTCCGTCCTGAATGAAAGAGATCGTTGTTGGGTCGTTCATAAGCGCCGCGCCAGTTGGTTTCTCTGCCCTCTTTGTGGGGCATCCATAAGGTGGGTGCGCTTATGGGACGGCACATACTCCCCTTGCGACGAGAAACCGGTTTTATTCTGGGTTCCGGAGAACCAAAAGGGGCGGTATAAGGTCGTCCTAAAAGGTGAAATTTGGGAGCACGTTTCTCTCAAGGTTCCCTTCGGGAAGAAAGCAAAATATGCGAGTCTCCCGCATTATTATTCATGTCCCAAACTCCGCGCCGAGCGCCGGGAATGGGCATTACGCCACAAGGAATGGTAGGAAAAAATCTATGCTTAACAAAGTATTGCTTCAGGGGCGTTTCGTCAGAGACCCCGAAATTCGCACAACGCAGAGCGGCAAATCTGTTGTGTCATTCACGCTGGCCGTAGATCGTGATTTTGCGCCGCAGGGGCAGCAGAAAGAAACCGACTTCATCAACTGTACCGCTTGGAACGGCACGGCTGATTTCATCTCCAAGTATTTCTCCAAAGGCAGCATGGCTACCCTTTGCGGCAGCTTGCAGATACAGAGCTACACTGACCGCGACGGCAACAAGAGGACTTCCCCGAATGTCAACGTCGAGAACATCTATTTCGCCGGTGACAAGCGCTCCGAGAAGTCCGAGGGCAAGCCGAAAGAGCAGACCTCATCAAAAGGCAAATCTGCATATTCTTCCAACTCCAATCCTGCGCCGAAGCAGACGTTTGAGGAACTGGATGGCGTTGGGGACGACCTGCCTTTCTAATGCGAGGTAACACATGAGAGACAGGACAACAATCTCAAACGAGGTCGTGGGGCGGTATTCTTTCAGCCGCCTCGCACCCAACGCACAGGCGCTGTATTTCCATCTCTGCTTTGCCGCAGATGATGAGGGCGTTGTGCATTATCCGGCAGCAGTGCTCAACAAGGTATGTGCAGACAGTCTTGATCTGGAAGAGCTGATCTCCGCTGACTTCATCACCAGTCTTGGCGAAAGCGGCGTATTCATCCGCCATTGGGCACAGCACGTCGGTATTGATGACTGAGGAGGGCTTTATGGCGAAAAACGTTGAGTGGGTCAAAATAACCACAGATATGTTTGACAACAGGAAGATCAAGCATCTGCGCAAGCTTCCCGATGGCAATAGCATTGTGCTGATATGGGTCATGCTGCTCACAATGGCAGGGCGCTGCAACGCGGGAGGCATGATTTTCCTCACAGAAAACATCCCATATACGCCCAAAATGCTTTCCGATGAGCTTGGTTTTGAATTGAGTACTATTCAGCTCGCCTTGGAAGCGCTGGAACGGCTGAACATGATAAGCAGAAACGAAGACATGCTTTTCATCTCCGGCTGGGAAGAACACCAGAACATTGAGGGCTTGGATAGAATCAGGGAGCAGACAAAAAAACGTGTTGCCGATCACAGAGCGCGAAAAAAACAATTGTTGCTTCTGGAAGGTAGCACTTGTGCCTATTGTGGGAAAGCCGCAGACACAATAGACCACATAATTCCCAGAAGCAAAAACGGAAGTGATGACGAAAGCAACATTGTTCCGTGTTGCAAAAGCTGCAATAGCAGCAAAAAGGACAAGAGTTTGGTCGATTTCCTTAATGATTCGTTCTATTACTCTTACGAAGGAGTGGACCATGATCGCGTCAGAAGCAATCCCAAACTGATGAAACATGTTAGGTGGGATTCTGTTTCGGGGCGTTACAGTAACGTTACAGTAACGGACAGTAACGCTGCAGAAGAAGAAAGAGAAGAAGATATAGAGATAGATAATAACTCTCAAAAAGAAAACAAGCAAAAGAAAAAGTCCTCTTCCGACGATGGCGATGCTCCACCAGATGTCAGCCCCGCAAGCGGCACTGACGCGCGCCCCAAAAAGGAAGAGAAAGTTTTCGACAAGGATTCTGATGCTTACCAAGCCGCAAGCTTTCTTGCCCGCCAGAAAGAAAAGCATTATCCCGACTTGAAGCCCCCCGAGGAGACAGACCTGCAGCGTTGGGCAGCGGACTTCGACAAGTGCAACAGGATAGATAAGCGCAGTTGGGACGATATTTCCGATGTGCTTCGCTTCTCACAGAAAAACGCCTTCTGGCGGAAGAACATTCTCTCGGGTAAGAAATTCAGGGAGAAGTACGACCGGCTGCTGATTGAGATGACGGAGGAAAACCGCAAAAATGACAAACGATGAAAGAACTCTCCAGTATGCCGTTGAGTACAATCAGGGCACCGAGTTTTCTGTTACTGGCGCATATCTCCTTTACCCCCAAATCATGGACAAAATTGCATGTATCTTGCAACCTAAGGATTTTATGAATCCTCTTTGTGCAAAATTGTATGCAGCAGCGGTCAAGGCATATCGCGATGGCAAGATACTCGACCCGGTTATGGCGCGAGACGAAATTGTCCACGATACAGACGATCCCACAAAATTCATTGCTGACTGCATGGCAGTGTGCCCGTCCGGCACTGCCGCTGAGGGACATGCCGAATACATACATGCTCAAGCGAAGGCGCGCATATTCAGGACGGCGGTAGATGAAATTCTTTCTACATACAAGGGAGACGAACAGGTCACGGAAATTGCCGGGGTTTGTCAAGACTACATTAGCGGCACGCTTGGGCGAAGCCACACAATGGCGCAGACGCTGAACAAGCTCATGGATTCCCTGTCGGCTCCCCCGGCAAACCGAGTTGAAACCGGCTTCACAAGAGTGGATGCTCTGCTTAAAGGCATGAGAGCTGGAAACCTTGTGATAGTGGCAGCTCGACCGGCAGCGGGCAAGAGTATTTGGGCACAATGCGTAGCCATGAATGTGGCGAGAACCGGAAAGTCCGTGCTGCTCTACTCGCTCGAAATGAGCGACGAGGAGTTGGGCGAACGCATCATCTCCGGAGCATCCGGGGTACAACTCGACAGAATCACCGATCACGACCTCGACGAGCAGGCTTGGAAACGGCTCTCGGATGCTTGCCAATATCTGTACGACCTGCCGCTCATAATCAACGACGATCCCGGTGTTACCACCAGCAAGATACGCGCCGAAGCTCGGACAACGAAAAACTTGGGGCTGATAATAATCGACTTCATGACGCTGATGAAGAGCGAGGGCAAATATGACAGTCGAAACCTTGAGGTCGGGGCAATCAGCCGAGAGCTGAAGCTTTTGGCGATGGAGCTTAACATCCCCATCATCGTCCTTTCACAGCTCAACCGAAGCGTTTCCGACACGGACAGACCTACTCTTGCGGCGCTCCGCGACAGCGGTGAGCTTGAGCAGAACGCTAACAAGGTCATTTTCCTGTGGAACATTGACGTCGAGCAGGGCATAAAGGGCGTCGCCGTAGCGAAGAACCGGCAAGGCCGATGCGGAGCCGTGCAGATGCGGTTCGTCGGCGATCAGATGCGGTTCGTGGAAATGCGAGCCGACGAGGAGGTTTGGTCAAAGACCACTCCCCCGCGTCGCCGTGGGAAATGGGAGGATGATGACTGATGGTTTTGATACCGGATGACCCGATAGTGCGCAGTATGGAGCGCACAGGATACCCGCCGTGGATGCAAGATGACATCTGCGGCAACGATGATGACGAGAAAGTTGAAGGCTGACCAGAAAACTGGCATGAGGAGGAAACATAATGAAGATCACACTTGACCCCGGTGCTTATGTACCGGTGAGGGCGCACGCCACCGATGCGGGGCTTGACCTCAAGTCCCCGCGGCTTGCATACATACCGCCCTATTCCAGCGTCGTGATAGACACCGGTGTCCATGTGGAGATACCGGAAGGCTACGCCGGGATGCTCAAGAGTAAGAGCGGGCTCAACATCAAGCACGACATCACCAGCGATGGAGTCGTGGACTGCGGATTTACCGGAAGCATACAGGTGAAGCTCTATAACCACGGCAGCCACGGCTACGAAGTCAAGAACGGCGACAAGATCACGCAGTTGGTTCTTATGCCGATCATCAACCCGGTAATCGAGCTTGTGGATGAGCTTGAGGCCACCGAGCGTGGAAGCAAAGGCTTCGGGAGCAGCGGACGATGAGTGTTTACGATATTTGCATAGCGACCGCGGTTCTCGTATTTGCGGTGCTGGCGATTATGACCATCTACGTCAGTATCGTTCAGGAACACCTCGCGGAGATGAAAGAGCTGGTTGAAGAGTCCGCTTGGGCTGACAAAGATAAGGTCGAAGCCCTCGACGAGAGAAAGTATACCCCGCGCAAGCCCGAACACCTCGCGCCGGTCGACGCTGACTTCTTCATGATGCCCGACGGGACGAAAATTCACAGAGCGAGCACCACGAAGAGACGCAGATAGCCGCCAGAGGCCACAGGAAGCCGTGCAGCAGCGTTTCGGGCGCTCGGTAATGAATTTACATGTCCGAAGTCCAAACGCTGTCAAAGCGCTCACAAGCGGCCTTTAACGCAAAGGGAGGAGCGCGATGGTTGAAACAGAATACCCACCTCGGTGCTCAATGCGGATGTTCGAGGGAGTGAGGACACAATACCCTCTTTTCCGAGAGAATGGCCGTGCCCTGTACTGGACAATCGAACATCATGCAGAGGTGAGCCTTGGGGACTATGAGGTAGTGAAGAAAGACAAAAGCTATTATTTCCAGCAGCTTGGCAAGGCTGTTGAGTTTTTCAATCAGGAGGGATAAACAATGCTCAGAGTAACTGATGACTTTGAAATACTGATACAAGGCGAGTCAACTGACCTTCTTACACAGTACGGCACTCTGACCGCACACATGTACAGGAGTTTCATCGAAAACGATGTAGGCAAGCCAGCAGAAGTCATGCTGATGCTGACAAAGGCGCTGGTAGCGGGCATAGAAACTGCGCAGAAAGGCGGTGAAACCGATGGAAATTAAGGACAGCGGCGAAAGAACAGAGTTTGGAACCGGCGCTGTGCGCGATATGCACACTGGGAAAGGTAAAATGGATCTTCTGCCTTGGGCGGCAATCATGGAAGTCTCAAAGCACTGTGAACAGGGGGCTTTGAAATACGGCGAGCACAACGTTGATCGCGGCATCCCCCTTTCATCGCTTTGTGACTCCGGAGCAAGGCATTTGGCAAAGTTCTTTGACGGTTGGGATGATGAGCCGCACCTTACCGCCGCCGTTTGGAATCTCCTATGGGCGCTGGAAATGAAACTCAAGCGTCCGGATATGTGCGATATACCTTGGAGGGCTGAAAATGATAAAAATTGAGAATACGGACGTGTATGGGTTTGAAGCGGCAATAAGAGGGCTACGAAACCCATACAACTCTTGGGAGAAGAGTGACAGTTTTTGCAATCCCGAATGGAATAATTGCGAGAATTGTGCTGACCGCAAGAGATGCGCTTTTATTTTCGAGCAGGACGGGAAACCGTTTCGGGATAAAGTTGGCCCCAACGACCTTGACCTCATGACCCGCCTTGCCAACGCCGGTGCAGACCACGGGAAGTTCATGCGCATGATTACTGTCACCGCAGACATCACCGCGCCGCTGTATTGGTGGAAAGAGTACGATACATACAAGGTCGGCACAGTTGCCAACTCGTGTTCCACCATGCACACGATAGCTGACAAGGAATTTGAACTTGACGATTTCAGCCATGAGCATCTGATTGACTCACCTTTGGTTGAGGAAAAGCCGGGGCAGCCTGCCTTACTGAATATGCAAGCGCGGGAGATATTGGTAGTTCTCGTCAATGTCCTGAACGCCGCCAGATTCAACTACCTCAAGACGAAAGATAAGAGATACTGGTGGCAGATGATTCAGCTCCTGCCGAGCTCTTACAACCAGCGCCGTACAGTGCAACTCAACTATGCGGTACTGCGAAACATGTACCGCGCAAGAAAAAAACACAAGCTGGATTGTTGGGTTACTTTCTGCAGCTGGATAGAGACTCTGCCGTACGCCAAAGAACTCATAGTCGGAGGCAACGCATGAGATACGACAGCCTTGAGGATATGCCTCCCGCACTGCGGCAGCGTGTGGAAAGTCAGCTTGCGAGAGAGCGAGCGGCACAAACTAAGCGGCGGCTTGCGTCAGGTGTTGCCGAGGCAAGCAAGAGTGCTGGGGCAGCTCTCGAAAAAGACGCAGACGCTTTTCGTCAACTTAGCCGGGATATCACCGCGAACTGGCAGAAGAAAACGCCCAAGAGGAAGTACAACAATCAGCCGACCGAGCGGCTTTTGCCAAATGGCGAGTGCATCAAGTTTGGAAGCAAAACCGAGGCGGCATATTATGACGAGTTGGTCTTGCGGGAAAAGCTTGGTCAGGTTCGGAAAATCCGCTTGCAGGTTGAGTACCTGCTGAAACCGGCATACACGGACGGCGAGACCGGGGAGCGTATACCGCGAATAGCATATTTTGCGGATTTCGTTTTCGAGGAACTTCGCGAGGATGGGAACTGGACGACCCGTATCGTGGACACAAAGGGCGGCGGACGGAAGGGCACCAGTACCAAGACCTTTGCTATCAAGCGCAAACTCATGGCAGACAAGGGCTACTTCATCGACACGATCGAGCGACGGAGGTGATTTTGTGACACCGGAAGAGTACACGGCATTTAAGCGCCGAGAGTACATGCGCAAGTATCAAGCCGAGTATTGGCGCAAAAATTCCGATAAAATCAAAACTCAACGCAGAAAACGACGGGATAAAAGGATTGGTGAAGAAGAAAAAGTTTAGACTCTGTTGCCAAAGTTCCTTTTTCCGTCATATCATACAAGAGAACATAGAAAATTTCAGGCAGAGTGCTCAAGATAGATATAGCGTGGGCGGCTCTGCCTGTTTTTGATTTGCAGGAGAGGAGGGCGCGCCATGGCGGACAACACAGTCGTGCAGCGGTGCTGTTTATGCGACAAAGAGCTGAACGATACAAACGCATGGACGCTGCCCGAACGCTTCGGAAAGCGTTACTCCCCCTACTGCATCAAGTGCCAGCCCAAGGTTTACGACCAGAGGGCAGCAACGGTCGGCTACAAGCTTGCAATGTTCCTTTGTGCGGCAGAGTTCAACATGCCGTATATGCCTGATCTCTTTAAGGCGGCGCAGAAGCTCCAGAACGACAAGACAAACCCGTGGGCAGCATACACAGTGATCCTGTGCCAGAAAGGCTACCACAAGGGCGAGAGATTCGTGCAGTTCGTCGACGGCGTGACTGATATCAAGAAAGCCTTTGACGGCAAATCCGAGACGCTGTATGTCGATGATGAAATGCTCTGCGCCGAGGATTACGTTGAGGGGCGCGTGGCGCAGGAGAAGAAATGGGGCAAAGGCCCCACGGATCACCCTTACACGCAGGAAGATTACGACAAGCTTGACCGCATTTACTCGGCCATAGCAGATGGTCGCCCCGCAATAGGCCCCCAAACGCAGATGGCGATAGAGAAGATATCCCGTTGGACACTTGAACAGGACTATTACTTTTACAACGGCGACCCGCAGAAAGCAAAACTGCTGGGCGACCTGATAAAAAGCGAGATGGAAAACGAACAGCTCCGCAAAAAGGACGAGCTGCCGCAAGACCTTGAAAAGCTTGACGGCATAGTGAGGGCGCTCGAAGCCAAGGGGCTGCTTGGACTGCCATTCCCGGAACTGCTGGCAAAACTCCATCCTGAGTACCAGATGACAAAAGACGCGGCGGAGCAGATTCTCCTCGCAATTTACAACACAAGCGCGTGGAACGAGGGACGCGCAGAGGTGGCCAGCCTGCCGCCCTCGCTCCGGCTTGATGACGAGCTGGGCGAGTTCATGCAAGAGCCCGACGAGGTCGAAAAAGAGATTTACCGCAAGCTCGACCTTGTCCGCGGTGATGCGAAATGAGGAAGGACTACGTTTACAGCCGCAGAAGCGGCGGTTTCATCAAAAAGCAGACCCGACAGGGTGTCAACTATGATGACTTCACCGACGAATGGTGGGCACTCCTAATATCGTTTTTCCGGTATTATCCAGATTATCTGGAAGATATCACAGAAAATCCGAACTGCAAATATCACAACAGTCTGATAGGCCGCATAATGCGGCGAGCAATGGTACGTTACCGCATGGTGGACATCATAGGTTCCCGCGGAACGACCAAAACCAGCGCCGTGATAAGTTCGGCAAGCAATAAAGGCATCTTGTACCCCGGCGAAGTCACAGCGTATTACGGCCCCTCCAATAAGCAGACAGCAAAAATTGCGTCGGAGGCATGGCACGAATATCAGTACAACTACCCGTATCTGGCGAAGCATTGGAACGTGAACAACGATTCGTCAGACACTTTCAAGATAAGCACGGCAGAGGGCAGCGCAGTCGAAGTCGCAATAGACCGAGGGCGCAATACCCACTGTGTCATCGGCGAAGAGTGTGGACAGGAGGACGGCTCGGTTCCGTTCAACTGGTCGGACTTCAATCAGGTGGTCAAGGCGACAAACCGCTTACAGCACCTGATCGACGGCGTTCCGGATCCGTCTCACCAAGACCTTGCTGAGATATATATCACATCGGCAAGCTCAAAAGAAAACCCCGCTTACAGCGTTTATATCAAAGCCCGGAAGAAGATGGCTGACGGCGAGAGCGCTTTTGCCTGTGCGATTCCTTGGCAAGTGCCCGTTTTGTGCCATGTAAGGCCGTTTGAATACTATGACGGGCTGCGAGACACGCTGACGAAAGAAGAGTTCATGCGCGAGTGCGAATCCAAATGCACCGGCAGTGTGGACAATCCCCTCCTCCGCGATCAGTACGTACAGGATGCCAAGACGCTGACCATTATGGAGGACAGGCATTGCGGCGACCCGAACGTGCGGTACTACATAGGCTACGACGTCTCGTACCGTCAGAGAAACGGCAACGCAATGTGCGCCGAGGTAGTGTTGAAAACCTACGAGCAGCGCAGAAGCACCAGTTTCAAGAAAGACTGTGTTTATTTGACAGACCTTCCCCCGCTTGACGCGGAGCGGCAGGCGCGGAGAATAAAGAACCGCTGGGCGCAGTACCGCCTTGAGGGTGCGCCTGAACCGATCATCATTATCGACTCGTGGCAGTTCGGCGAGGCTGTTGTACAGCAGCTCCATCGAGACCTTGGAGATGGGCTTCCGCCCCTCTGTACTGTCAACAACGACGACCGTTACCTCGATTTGGTTCAGAAAAACGCAAAACCGTGTATTTATTCACTTTATGCAACGCCCGGACGCAGCGGCGCAGACCCCAACATCGACATGCTTGACTACCTTACACGAGAATTTGAGCATGGCAATGTCGGCTTGCTGATAACCAACGTACACGAGGGTACGCGGGCTTATAAAATGGCACATAACATCAAGGATGATACGCAGGATGTCAAAATCCAGCATCCGTACATCAAGACAAAAGAGTTGTGCGACCAGATTGCCAACCTACGCCGAAAGAAAACCGGCAGTGGTTGGACGCAGGAAGAGATAAACAAGCACATCAACAAGGACTTGTGGTCGGCGATGATGTACGCAGCGCGGCCTATTAAGCTTGACGAGGATGCTTTCGTAGCGTCGCAGAACCGGCGCAAGAGCAGTTATCAGGAAGCGGCTGAACATCTCGACAGTGAGATAACATACGCGCCGGTGAGGACGCGGAGCGTAAGGCGACTTGGCCGAGGAGCAATAGTTTGATGGATATCACAAAAAACAAACTGTGGGCGCTCCCCACGACTGATAAAAACCTGAAATTGCAGGAAACATTCAGCCATTTCTACTCGGACTCAGACCACATTCTGATAATTTCTTCCGAGTCTCCGCAGGACGCATTAGAGGTCACGCCTGACCTTGAATATCTCCTGACGCAGTCCGATTGGCTGTGGATATGGAGCGAAAGCAGCGCGATACAGCGCGAGGAAGAACTAAAATACCGCAAAGAGCTTGACGATTACATGAAGGACTTTGTGAAGCGCTTCTTCGCAGAGCTCGATAAAATGCAGAAAGGTGGAGCGGACATTGGAAATAGAGCAGATGGGGCCGATGGAAGCTCCGGTAGCAACGAGTTATAAGGCACTTGGAGAGATGCTGCAGAAAGCCAACAGCATGTACGGCGGCATGGGAATGAGCGACTATTTCACCGCTTTCTCCGCTGCCGGTGGGCTTGGATTTCTGAACAACTGGCCACAGATACAGAATACCCGCGTAAAGGGCATAAACACCCGCCCTGCCGAGTTCACCAAAGATCAAATAAGCACAATGGTGCAGAACCCGGACGGCAGTGAAAAGAGCCTGAGAGCGGTTTCAGCGTCACTTGCGTACAGCACCAAGACTTATGATCTGATCCTCAAAACTTATCCTGACACACTCACCTATTCATGGTATGTATATCCCACATACACCGATGCAGAGGTAAGCAAAAAGGATAAATTGCGCGACATGCTGCTGGCACAGCGGCTCGTTCAGACCGTGGGTGTAAAAGAAAAAGCCCATGAGCTGTGCGGACTGTGCATGAAATACGGCAAAGTGTTTGTTACCCCGCGTATTTCGGTCGACAAGAGCCACAATAAGATAAACTACGCTTTTTTGCAGGAACTCCCGATGGACTGGTGCAAAATCGTAGGTTACAACAACGGACCCGGCAAGTACACAGTGGCATTTAACCTTTTCTACTTCATGCGGCCAGGCAACGACTGGCGTCAGTTCGGTGACCTTTTCGAGCCGTATATGCGGATTTTCGATGAGGTTGTCGTAAAAACGCCGGGGAAATACGTCTATAACACCATCGATACAGACAAATTCAAAGCCATTCACGCGAATGAGACAATAGGAAATCCCGAATGGGTAGCCGTAGGGCGGCAGTATTTCTACTGGGTAACGCTCCCTGCCGACAGGGTTTTCACCATCGAGGTAGATGATACCACTCCCCTCGTTATCCCGCCGAACACCGGCATGTTCGTGTCACTGACGCAGATACCTAATTACGAGGCGGCACAGCTCGAAATAATCCTTAATCCGTTGACGTCTGTGCTGACTGGCTCGCTTGAAACTTATGACCCGAAGAGCGCAACGGATAACGACCCTATAAGAGTCTCTGACACGACGAGGAAGCTTTTTGAGTATCTGTGGTATCAGATGCTCAATAAGAACAACACGAGCGGCATAGGGCTTTACCTTGCGCCTGCGAAAGACTTGAAGCTTCAGACGATTTCTGACACCGTTGCGAACACGGACATAAGCTCGACGGCATATTCAGACCAGATTCTTAAAGCGGGTCTCCCCTCTCTCATTCCAACCACAAACGACCCAAAGGTCGGCGTGGCGCAGCTTTCAGCTTGGCTTGCGGCTTCTTATGCTAAGTTCATATATGGTAGCATGGAGCGGATTATGAACTGGATGATAGAGAGCCTGAACTGCAAGACCCCGATGCGCTTCAAAATGTTCGGCGACATCTTCAAGATAGATGACGAAATTGAGAACGCACGCAAGGGCATGACCAACGGCTGTCTCACCGATACGCTCAAATATGATGCGCTGTCCGGACACACGATACTTGACGATATTGCAATATCTGATTTTGTGGACGAAAGCGGCGTGATGGATAAGCGCAGACCGCTTGTGACATCGTATTCAGCCAAGCAGGATACCAGCGGACTTCCGCCGCAGGCAAAAAAGGAAATCTCCGAGGACGGGCGACCGGAAGAACGCGGCAGCATAAACAGCGAGACGCATGAGGAAGAGATATGAAAGATCGTGCTCAAGAGAAACCGCCTGAGTTATCTGCCGAAATGATAGCAATTATCAACCGACTGCTTCAAGAAGGCAAGCGGCTGGAAATTGCCGCGAAACCCAACGGGATTCACCTTTGGGAGATTAAAAACAAGAAAATAGAGATGTAAGGAACCTCATGTAGGAGGTTCGACAAAGCCAAAGCAGGGCTATTAGCACGAAGAAATTCGTGTTGGTAGCCCTGCTTTTTTATTTCACCGCAAGGGAGGAATGAGACTTGAGAGACTTTTACGCCGCATATCGGGAGGACAGATATTCCTTCCTTTATGAACCGATGCGCAGAGCTATGAGCGCGATGGGAAATGCCATGTGGAGTTTCGCGGCGATAAAAGAACAGACATGGTACAGCGGCTATGCGGCGCTGACACGAGCCATTCACGCGCTTGAACACAAGCAGCCGGAGTACATAGACCAGCTGAAAGACATCATGGCGAAGCTCGGTTTGCCGCTGGTTTATCCGACAATCCCGGAAATGCAGGACAGTTTTTCTTCCGTAGAAGAGGTGCTGGATAAGTGTATCAACCTCATCGACGGCGTTAACGACGGGCTGTCCGAGGTCATCGAGGTTTGCGACAATGCCAATTTCGAGCCGCTGGCACGCTATGCCGAGAACGTCCAGATGGAGAACTATCAGGACAGGCAGTGGCTGTGCGAGGCCAAGGCAATGGCGGAAAACGGCGGGATTAGCAGCACCAGTTTTGATAACTGGCTCAACCGCACGCTCAACGTGCCGCAGAAAGAGTGATGTCTTATGGCCAAGAACAGATACAAAGGCGCTGAAATAACGCGCACATCGCGAGGGCAGCTAAAAATTCTGTCCTCTGGCGATAGAAAGCTCTACCGGGTCGAGCTGTGGATGCTGAACGACAAGGTGAACCGCAACAACTGGAAGTACATCAACCTCGCGGCGCACCTGCCTGAGTTCAAGGACATTCCCATTCTGACGGCCTATCTCCCAAGCGGGAAGATCGGCGATGGGCACAACTACGACCTCAAGAGAGACCCGAAAACGGGTGAAACCTACGCTTCTTTTACTGCCGCCGATGCCGAGAGGATAGTCGGCTGGATCCCGAAAGATGCGGATATCCGCTTAGAGCGGAAAGAAGACACAAGCTGGATAGTGGCCTCGGCATTTCTGTGGAAATGGTACGCACCGGAATTGGTTGACATGATCGCTCGGCAGGGGAACGGCATGGAAATCTCCATAGAAACGCTGGTGACCAAAGAACATATGGAAGGCGACGTTGCGGTCGAAGAGGAATACGTAGTGCTCGGCGTCACCGTCCTTGGCGCGGGAGTTGCCCCGGCTGTAGCGGGTGCGACCATCCAGTCCCTCTCTGCGATGAGAAACAGCATGGAAAAGATGTGTCTCAAAGCTGCCTCATACGCAAAGGAAGCTACAGCCAAAACAACCACACACGACAAAGGAGTGAAAGAAAACATGATTGACAAAGCACGACTCAAGGCGCTGTCGGAGAAGTTCAACGGCTATACCGTGGTCGGCGCTTCGAGCGATCTGAAACTTCTGGCTCTTGTGAACGCGAACGGTGAGCCTTTTACCTACTCCGTCGAGGAGAGCGACAAGGGCAACATCATTCCTGACCGAATAATGAGAGCCAACGCCTACGTTTCCTACAAGATAGGCGAATCCGAAGTTCAGGCGAGTCTCGATGCCTTTATGGGCGAGGCTGAAATCCGCTACAACGCCGCAACTGAGCAGGCGCAGGCCGACGCAAAGACTATCAAGCACCTTTCAGAGCAGCTTGACGCGATGAAGGGCAAGGAGGACAAGCGCCGTCTGAACGCCGCAAAGACCGCCCTTGAGGACGAGTTCAAGCAGTGCAGCGGCGCGGAGGGTAAGTTCGACAGCGAAATCCTCAAAGACCTCAAGGCGAGGGTTGAGAACGGCGATTTCACCGCTCGTGAGGACGCTGACGGCAACTGGATCGGCGAAGCGGAAGTACGCATGAGTGTCAAGGCGCTGTGCATGGACGAGCAGAAGAAGCTCGACGAAGCAGCTGCCAAAGCAAGCGAGAAGCACTACTTCAACTTCAACAACATCAAAGGCAACTCTGGCGGCAGTCCGCGCACTTTCGGCGAGCTTTTCAAGGGCGACGCTCACGAATAATGAAAAAGGAGTGACTAAATAATGGCTTTTACTGAAAAAACCGCATTTCTTCCGAGAATGTGGAATAACCGTAACGACGACCTGCAGAACATCGCGGGTAAGTTCGGCAGCCTCTCCGGCACGACCTTCACCCCCGCTGACTGCTCCGCAGGCTTCATCTGCAATAAGGGCGCACACATGGCGACCGGCGGCTACCAGATGACCGCAGCCGCAGACGGCACTAAGGACGTTTACTTCTGCAATCCCGGTGACGTACAGCGCGGCACGATCGGCAACGGTCTTTACGCAGAGGGGATCAACACTCTCGGCCTTGGCATCCCGTCCGGTGTACTGGACACCTTCTCCAAGGCGATCCCCGGGGAGACCTACGCTTTCGGCGAAGGCAACTTCTCCACCGCCGTAGACGCTACGACCAACATCTACGCCACCATCGTAAACGGACTGCTCGTCGGCACCAATGCCGCCCCCGCAGCCGGTTCTGGCATCTACTTTGAGCTCGATACGGGGCTCGGCATCGACGCCTGGACTGAGTCCAACTATAACGCGGGCAGCAGATTCAACATGCTGTGCCGCAAAGCATAAGGAAGGGAGGACGCACAACAATGAATGAACTGCTGAAGTTTAACTCTGCCCTCGGCAACCTGACCAGCAAGCCGCTGTCGGGCGACGAGTACGCAGACCTTGTTACCCGCGGTAGGATTCTCGCTCTCGAGAAGGCTGGACGAGAGAAGAACAGAGCGCTCTCCGCCGCTGGTAAGCCCACGGAGGACTTTGCGTTTGCCTGCAACAGCGCAAAGGCTTTCGAGGAGCAGTGCCGCGAGTGGACTGATGACGTACTGTATTTTGCCGCTTCCAAGGCAAATTCCGTTGTCGGCAAGTCTACTGACCGCAATGATCGCAGCACTTTTGCCAATATGTCTCTCGCCACCGACCCCATCTTCCTCAAGGTCATGGCAACCATCATCGGGGCTACCTACTACCCCGTAACTCCTGCCCTCATTTCCCCGCTGGTGGGTGAAATGGTTTCCGTGGAGACCACTCCCAAGGGCAAGACCAAGACCATCAACGTGACTTCCAACGCTGTGTTCCAGTACAGAGACACCTCTTGGACTGCTTTGCGCAGCGTGCCGCAGGATCAGCTCTACGGCAACACTATCACGCTCAACCCCAAGCCTTTTGCCACTCGCGGCGTTATCAACTTCTACCAGATGATTGGCAACGAGGGCAACCTCGTCGATACCGTCGCCGCAATGGCTGGCGGCTATGCGGCCTACATCATGCAGAAGTTCACTACCGCCTTCACTGAGGTTGCGGGCAACACCAAGTATGTCCCCTCCGCTCTGAAAGCCACCAGCTACACGAGCAACAACTGGGCGACCGTCTGCCAGAACGTTGCAAAGGCTAACCGTGTTCGCCGCGATCAGCTCATCGGCTACGGTGATTTCATGGCGCTGCGCAATGTCATCCCCGATACCACCGGGCTTGCCAGCGCGATCATGTACCAGCTCGGCGATCAGTACTTCCGCAACGGCTACATAACCTCCAAGGATGGCGTGCTTCTCTACGAGATTCAGCCCACCTCCACGCCGGAGTCCATCAACACTACCCTGACCAGCATCTTCCCGACCGACATGATCATCATCGCTGCCCGCGCAAACGAGCGCTATGCACCTATGGTCATGTGCTTCGAGGAGGGCGCTGACACTCAGATCACCCTCACTCCGGGCGAGGACACCATCGCAACCGGCAGAATCGAGCTTCTGCAGGTCGACAGCGTCGATATCGCCCCCGTCCTGGCAAGCCGTATAGGCATCATCTCTGGCGTCACCAGCGCCTGATAATCCGCAAGCAGAGGAGGGACAACCTCCCTCCTCTGTCATCTGCCATGAAAGGAGAAATTGAGAGATGGCAATGAGCGAAGAGCAGAAAAGAAAAATGGCCGAGGGCAGGAAGAAGAAAGCGGCTGAAAAGGCTGCTGAAGCTGCCAAGCCGAAGGAAGCGGAGAAGCCCGTAGAGCCTGTTGTACAGGCGGTATATGTCACTCCCAACGAGAAGATGGTGCAGTGCATCTACATTGACAGCGTTATCCCGAACAACGAGATCATCATCGGCAATGGCCGAAAGATAAGCGGCAGCGGACGAGTGTTCTCTGTCCCCCTGAGCGAGTTTGAGAGCACGTTCATCACACCGCTTATAGCAAAACTCATCAAAACCCGAAGAATCATAGTGCTGGACGGCCTGACCGACGAGCAGAGAAGCCTTTATGACTGCGAGTATGCCGAAAATGAAGTCATCCGCCGCGAGGGTGTTTTCGATTTCTTCTTCAAGAAGGAAATCCCCGAAGCCGCAGAGATATTCGGCAGTCTGTGTGCGGAGCATCAGGAACTTGTTGCAGCACGTTTCATGGATGCCTACCTGAACGACAGCAGCCCCCTCAAACGGTATGTAAGCCGCGCCAGAGTCGTAGCACTCAACAATATATCCAAGGAAAAGCACAACGGCGACGGCATTTTCAAGCCCATGCTCGAAGCGCTGAACGCAGAAGAAGTCTAATCAGGAGGACATACCCCGATGAATGAAGTGGTCATTGCGATACTCGGCGGAAGCGCCGGAGCAGCCGTTATAAACGGCATAGTCAAGCTCACCGAGCTGATTGTGAACAGGAAGGCGCAGAAAGCTGATCGAGCGGAAGCCAAGGCAGACAATGACAGGCTTCAGGACAACGACATTACAGAGCTTAAAGACGATATCAAGTCCATTAAGGAAAGCATAAATGTCCTTACAAAAAGCAATGAGGACTTGATAGAGAGCGAGCGAGAGACACTTGGAGATCGAATAAAGCATCTCGGCTTGAAATACATCGAGCAGGGCTACGTTTGGTCGAATGACCTCGAAGATTTGATCCGGATGCACAAGGTATACCACGACACGCTCAAAGGGAACGGCTTTTATGACACGCTCATGTCGAGCGTGAGGGCGCTCCCAATCAGAAAAGAAGAAAGGAAGATACAAAAATGATGGAAAGCATGACCAATGCAGTAGTTGAAATCGCTGCAAATCTCATTACCCAGCTTGCAATCATAGCACTGACCACCGCATTTGCGTGGCTCACAGCCAAGATAGGCCAGAACAAGCACCTTGAGAACATCAACGCGGCCAAGGACGAGCTGAAAGATGCCTCCATCCAGACCGTAGGCGAGCTCAACCAGCTCTTTGTCTCCGCTTGGAAAGAGACTCAGGGAGGCAAGCTCACGGAAGAGCAGGTTGCAAAACTCGGCGCAGAACTTGTTAATTTGACCCTTAAGAAGATGAGCGGCAGCGCAATAAAAGTCCTTGAAGCTGCCAGCATCGACCTTGAGACCTACATACACGGCGCAGCTGAGGACTGGATTGGAACCCTCAAAGGCAACGGCGTAGAGGTTGGCGTCATCACCGGCATTAAGTAAATGAATTTTCCGAAAGCGAGGTGAGTTTTGAATGAGCACAGCATGGGAACCAATCGAAACGCAGGCGATGACCTACATAAAAAACGATTTGTCCCTTGATTGGGACATGAAGAACCGCCTCGCTGTTTTCTACAACCGCATGGCGGCGTACATGGATTGGGCTATTCCCCTTTTCAACCGTCCGCCTGAAATGCTGCTGAAACTGCGAGACGTTACCGCACCGGATTTTGAGGATGTCGACTACACCCCCACGGCAGAGCAGGAAGCACCCGTGACGATAGAAACAGGACTCACCGGCTTCGACATCTGCTCATGCGGACTTATGGGCAAAGATCAGTTTGGAAATGTGACCTACTCCCCTGTTTCCTGTGTTTACTCCGCTGGGACCGGCGACGTTGTTGTGAACATCGACCTATCCCCAGATGATACATTGTCCATCAACCTTTATAAAAGCGGCGAGTTTGCCGCAGAACTCAGCCGGACGGAGCAGACCATACTCGCCTATGCGATATACGCGGCGTGGGAGCACCGCTTCGACAACAACGCCATAGAGCGCACATCCAAGATACGCGACAGCTCTTTCACGACGATAAGCGAGGCTTCACAGACGAACGCCAACACCGCGCGGCAGAAAGAGGTCATGCAGCAGTTCTACGGCATGCTCCGCCACTACGAGGAGAACAGAAACTACATAGCAACTGTTCTCAGCACAAATCTTTGATAAGAGGAGGCGGGGCATGAATCTGAACAAACTGGCGCGAAACGCCGGGATGGTCGGCGGATGCGACTACGCCCCGCTGACAAACGAGTGGATGCACTCGCAGGGGCTGCAAAAGCAGTATTTCACCCAGCCGACGCAGGCTAATGCCGTAGACGTTGGTGATCTCGCAGACAATGTATTCAACACAGCCTGTCAGGGAGTAGATACATCCAAAGACTGGTACGAATACACGCCCATCCAGATCCGCTCGACCTTTGCATCTTCCTCCGCCACGGGCGAATTGCAGCCGGACGACTGGCAGCGTATCTATATCATCCAGCCCGCAGGACTGACTTATATCCCCATCGGCTCTTACATGCAATATGCCAACAACTGGTGGATCGTCTACAAGCCCAACAACATGGGGCTTGGAATAGGTCAGGCTGTTGTGCGGCGCTGCAACGCCGTCATTAATGTCCTCGACTACTACGGCAACGTCATTTCTATCCCCATGAGCTACGCCAAGATGGGAACCCTCGGCAACGCAAGCCATGCAACGGAGAACAGTATCACTGCAAAGAACTATATCTCCTGCGTGTGTCAGCTCAACAAATACTCCAAGGCGTTTGTAGAGAACACTCGGCTGCTCTTGGGCAATATGTCTTACGCAATGCGCGGCGTGAACAACTTCACGAGGGAGTTCACAAACAAGGCGGACAGCGTACATATCATCACTTTCACGATAGAGATGACAGAGCCACTTCCACAGGATGACTTTGAGCGTGGCGTGGCCGATGGGCTTGCCTTCAAGTGGCTGCTCTCCATAACAGCCGACAAAAGCATGAACGCCGGGGCAACGCAGACGATAGCCGTAAAAAGCATCAGGAACGGCGAGAGCGTTGTTTCTACCGCCGAGAACCCCATTACCTATGTATTTACATCATCTGACACAAACGTGCTCACAGTGGATGAAAACGGGCTTGTAAAGGCTGTTGGCGAAGGCTCTGCGACAGTAACCGTTACGCTTGCTCAAAATCCGGACATCACGCAGACCGTGGACATCACTGTTGCGGCTGCCGGAGACGGCTACGTTGCCTTTACCAGCACTCCCCTGACAGCGCTTCACTCTCTTGAGACTGCCGAGATAAGTGCGGCTTGGTTCGAGAACGGTACTGCGACAGACGATGTCGTCACATTCAGTTTTTCGGGAGCCGACGAGGATGCATACAGCGCAGACGTAAGCGGCAATACGGCAACACTCACCTGCTACAGCCTCTCAGATAAGCCTCTGATTGTGACAGCAGCACACGGAGATAGTACCACTCAAATGAGCATAGAACTTTTGGATTGAGGTGAAACCCCATGAAGTACGAATGTACCCACGCTCGCGAGGTAAATGGCATCCCTTACATAGTCTGTGACCGAGAACCGAAGCCCTCCACCGTGGATAAACAAAACCTATATCACTCGCTTTGCCCCTATCAGCGCTTTTGCGGGCAGAAAAGATGTGCGGTATTGCTTCCCGAATGGGCGCAGTGCAAGAAAAATGCCGCTGATAAGCCACAGGAGAGCGTAGAAAAGCCTGTGGTCGCAAAGGTGGACGCTGATACCCCAGCAAAGAAAAGCGCACAGAAGCGCCGCAAATAAGCTTTAACGCCAAAGGAAAAGGAGAAATGACGATGGCGATTACGATAACCGAAGAGATTCTGAGAAAGGCAGACGATTATCTGAGCCTGTCTCAAAAGGAAGGCATGGCAAAAGCGTTTGCCATTGCCTGTGTAGAAGAAATGAAAACTCCCGGAGGCGATACGCTGCCCCCTCTGCTGAGAGAACGTTTCGGCGTAAAGCAGCAGTTTCTTATGGGCGTTTTCGCAAAGAGTTATCTGCATCAGAACTTCAAGAAGCAGAACTTCATTTGGGAAGGCGTAGAAACGATTTCCGGTGAACTCGATTCCTGCATGAGCGAAGAGGCCTACGACGAGTGGGCGCAGAGCCATGTTTTCTCGCAGATGAACCGCTTTGTGCGCCGCCATGACAACGATCTTTCGGACAAGGCTTATGAAATCATGAACGATTTCAAGACGTTCTCAATGATGCTAAATGACAGCATCCATGCGCTGATAGAGCAGAACAATGACCCTGTGGGGCGTGTGATGAGAACCTTGACCGCCGAAATCACACCCGAACTCACAAAGGAAATCCTCGCACAGCTGGACGAGGTCAAGGACATGGCAGAGCAGCTTCAGAAGGAGAAAGAAAATGCCTGACTGGATAGGCGCGCAGCCCTCCACAGATAGTCCCTACTACCCCTATACGAAGGTTGTAGCGGGCAACACGATGGAGGGAGCCGAAGAGATTCCATACAGGTTGATGAAATACCTGATGGACTTGCCGTCGCGAGGTTACACACCGCCTTCGGATAACAGTTTTCCGAGGGCAAGGCTCAAGAAACTCCTGTATTGGGACGGCGCAAAGCCGCTGGAACAGCCGCTTCCGACACCACAGCAGATCAAGGCTATTCAGTTCGACCCTCTACACCCGGCAGACCCGCCCGATGCAGAACGCGGGTACAGAATATTCCCACAGGAGCTCGTCAGGCAAAGTCAGGATACGGCGCAGAGCGTTTTGAGAATCTATCTCGGCCCCGCAAACCGCATCCAGCAGAAAAACACCTACGTTTTTCGCCAGACCATCATCTACTGCATCATGTGCAACTACGGCATTGAGGCAAACATGCAGGTGATGGGAAATTCAAGGTCTTACGCCATAGTACAGGCGATTCTTGAAGCCACTGAGGGTGTGAACTTCGGTGGTGTCGGCTCGCTGAACACCTATCAAATCACAAAGTTCGATGACGAGCGAGTGAACACCGGCTACAAGATTTATCAGTACATCGACTGGAACGGCGATGACAACATCTAAAGGCATACACGCCGAGGAGAAAATATGCAAGGCGTTAATAAATATGCAAATGAAGTCCGAGAAAACAAAGAAATCGAGTTCAATGGACTGACATTTTACCCGCTGACGGTGCGCGACTTTCCCCTGTATCGAAGCGCAGCCGCCGCATTTGAACTTATGCAATCCTCATTGCCGCCGAAGTTTGCCCGCCTGTCATGGTGTCAGTGCCTTGACGAAATGGACAAGCTCGGCAACGGCAGTCCTTTTCTGGAACCAGTTCTCAATGTTGTAGCAAAAGCGTTGAGGCTTGAAAGAATCAAACTGCCTGACGGCGCATACGGGTATCAGCTTTCCACCCTGCGGAAAGAGGGCACTCTTATGGGCATTTACATCAGGGAGCACGAAACTGTTCTGACCATCCAGATGATGGATGAGGTACGGCAGATAATTGCCGCACAAAACGACTATCAGCTTCCGGACGAAAAATGGAACCCGGAACTGGTTGCGGCAGAGCAGTACCTAAACGGCCAAAATATGCCGAAGCTCGATATTGAGATCGAGGCGTGGGTCTATTCCGTAGCCGCGAATGTGGGAAAAGATGCGGACGAGCTATGGGATTGGCCGATACGCAAATTCAGAGGATTTGACAGAGCAATCGACAGAACCCTCGGTTACCAAATCTACACGTTGGCTCAAGCGGTCGGGCTCACGAAGTTTGAGAAAGGCGCGCCTTATCCGACGTGGAAATTCGACAGGATTTCGGAGCTGCCTGCCGGATTCAAGACACTGACACAGCTCGAAGCCAAGGCAAAGGGGCAACTCCCTGAGCCGATGTCACAATAACAAGGAGTGATACATAATGTATTCTTTCAACCCTCAGTATGAGTTTTCCAAGGGAATCGTGTACTTTGAGGCGTTCGATGTCGCTACCGACGACCTTGTCGGCTTCTCCAAGTACGTAACCGACTTTTCTCCCGCGGGCAGCATGAATGACGGCGCAGTTGAAGGCGGCCCCGGCAACATGCTTATCATCAACATTCCCGACACCTCCCGTCTGACCTTCACGGCCAAGACCGCCGACTCCGCGCTGAACAACATGGCGCTGACTATCGGCCAGAGCCTGACCGGCAACGGCGTCGTTGAGACCTCGAAGCCCGTTGTAGCAAGCGGTGCGGCGCTGACCATAACCGGTGCTGTGGCTCCCCTTGGCGGTCAGAACGGCGCTGTGGCCTACATTCTCGGCTCTACCGGCAATGACAAGGACACGGTGGCAGCAAACAGCGGCAAGGCTTACAAGGTCGGCAGCGATGGCACTATTCAGGGCTTCACCGCTGTTTCCGGCAACACCTACTGCGTGAAGTATTTCGTGCAGAACAGCTCTGCCCTGCAGCTCGCAGTTCCCGCGCTGTTCCAGCCGAAGGTCGTCCGCGTCCACTTTGCGGTCAACATCTACGCCAAGAATGGCGGCGGTGATGCGAAGAACTCTTCCCTCTTCAAGATCCGCCACTACTACATCCCCTACTACTTCTTCACCGGCGCGCTGTCCGACACCATCAACCAGACCACTCCTGGTTCTGTTGACCTGTCCGGCAACTGCCTGACCGCTGATGAAGTCGGCACCGATGTCTGCGCAAGCAACGCCATGCCGAACTACTGCTACATCGTTGATGAGTTCGTCTCCGGCACTTCCACCGGTTCCGTCGAGGGCATCTATTTTGTCGGTGCTGGCGCAGGTGTTTCCGTGGCAAGCAGCGAGACCACCGAGCTTGTCGCCAAGTACGATGTTGCCGGTAATCTCACCAACATCTCCGACATGAGTGAGGTCACGTTCTCCACTGCGGCGGAGGGAACTGCCAAGTTCAACGACCCGCACTCTCCTGTGCTGACCGGCGTAGCTGCTGGCACCACCACGGCCACTGTCACCGTGACCAACAGCGTTTCCAAGGTGACTTACACCGACACCATCCCTGTAACTGTCACCTAAATCAAAACAAAGCCCCCGGCGCAAGTCGGGGGCTTATCCAAGACAGATGAATGATTCTTTCGATAAGGGCTTATTCCTGTGTTTTGGAGGGCAATATGAGCGTTTTACAAGATTATTTGCAGATTCGCGGATTACTGGATGCCGCCATTGAAAACGCACTAAGAGACAATGTTGCGGACGGGCTGAAAAAAGCCATACAGGAAGAGGCAGAAAAGCGGGTCTATGATGCCTATCCTGTGTCGAGCAAACGACGCAAAGAGGACGGCGGTCTCATTGATGACGCGACCATGATAACCACTGTCGAGGGCTTGACGCTGACACTGGAAAACGCAGCAGAGCCGCAGCATGCCAACGGCATTGATCTCACCCCGATCGTCGAGGAGGGCGATCCTGCTTGGCATCAGCCCTTTGCTCGTCCCTTTATGGATGAAGCGCGAGACGAATACGTGGACGATGGAAAAGCCGACAGCGATATTGCCGCTGCATTAAGGGCTATGGGATTCACGGCTTCTTGACCGGATTTGTGGGCTTTGGAGAGGATTTTTTCTTGGCTTTTGAGGACTTATCAGTTCGCAGCATGGCAGCAAGCGCCCACTGCTGGCCGAGAGACATACCTCCTTGACCTTGTGCGAAGGCTTGAGCAGCCATCTGGGATTCATCCCAATTCATGATATCAACTCCCTTCTATATAGATTATACACTATGCGCCGTTATGTTGCAAGCGGAGGTTAACGCTGAATGAGCACAATAGTACAGATACAAGTAAATGTAAATGACGCAAAAGCGATAGCCTCGCTTACCAACATAGAGAACATCGGCAAAAGACTGAGCAGTACACCAATAGAGATAAAAGTCAACGCCGGGGCTGTTGACAAAGTCTCAAAGTCGGTTATCCAGCTGGCGAAAGAGCAGACCAAACAGGCTACTGCAAGCGCAAAGCAGGCAGCGGCAGAAGCCAAGGTTCAGGTCGCGCAGGAAAAAACGAAGCAAACTTCTAACAGACTTGCCGCACAACAAGAGAAAACCGCGCAGTCGGCCAATAGATTGGCTACTGGGCAGACCAAAGCCGCATCCGCAACGCAAAAAGCGGGCACCGAGGCGCAGAAAACTTCGGCGCTGACCGACCTGCTGGGAGACAGCCTTGGTCGTATCGTTGCCAAGCAGGCGGCATGGCAGCTGATAGGCAACGGCATTGCCGCCGTGAAGAACTCTTTTGTTGAAGCTCTTTCCACCATGAAAGAGGTCGACAGTGAGCTTGCGACCGTGCGCAAGGTCACCGGCATGACCAAGGACGAGATGGATGCTCTTGGCGAATCGGCGTACTCCACCGCATCTAAGTACGGCGTTGCAGCAAACGAGTACCTCCAGAACGTTTCTACTTTCGCCCGTGCAGGTTACAAAGAAGCCGCACAGGGTCTTGGCGAGTTGGCCATAAAGACACAGCTCGTCGGCGACACGGATCAGGAGACAGCATCGCAGTTTCTCCTTTCGGCAGACGCAGCATGGAAATATCACGGCAACGTTGAAAAGCTTTCCCTCGCACTGGATGAAGCAAACACTATAGATAACAACTATGCAACATCCATCCAGAAAATAGCTGAAGGCTTGCCCATCGTTGCCAATGTAGCCTCAATGGCTGGAATGTCCATGGAAGAAACCATGGCCATGCTCGGCACGATCACCGCCACTACGCAGGAGAGCGGTACAAAGGCGGCAACTGCGGCCAGAGCGCTTATTCTCAACATTCTAGGCGATACTACTACCGAAATTTCGGATGGCGTGACAGCAACCGAGGAATCCGTACAGTCTCTTAGCGGCATACTCCAGAAGTACGCCCCCGATGTTGTCGCGGCGGCAGAGGCCACAGGGAAGCTTATAAACCCGATGGAAGCCATCGAAGCACTGTCAAAGGCGGCCAAGGATGGACTTATCTCCGAAGCAGATTTGATGCAGATGGTCTCTGCCCTCGGCGGAAAACTCCGCACGAACCAGCTCCTTGCGCTCCTTGAGAACTTCGATATGTACAAAAGCATGTTGGCTGATATGGGCGTCGCTGCGGGCAGCGCCGATCAGGAAGTCAGCGTCATGCTCGATACTTGGGACGCGAAGGCAAATATTCTCAAGAATACGTGGACTGAGTTCGTCTCCAACATGGCCGATACCAGCCTTATAAAAGGTGGACTTGATGTTATCACTGGACTTGTCAAGGTTCTTGATAGCGACTTCGGCCACCTTGTCGTCACTGTAGCTGGTGTGACAGCAGCGTTTGCGCTTATTTCCAAGGGCGCGGTTGCGCTCAAAACTGGCATAACTGCGCTCGCCTTGGCGCAAGGGCCTTTAGCTGCCGGGACTCTGGCGAGTGCCGCCGCTCTCAAAACGCTTACTGCTGCGATGCTTGCAAACCCCCTCTTTTGGGTAGCAGGCGCCACGGCAGTAATCTACGGCATAGTAAAAGCCGTAGATGCGCTCACCGTTACCTATGAAGAGCAGGCGCAGATTTTGTCTGACCTCGAATCAGAGTATGAGACTACCTACGGCAAGGGAACGCGCTTTGACGAGCTCAAGAGTAGAGTCAATGAGCTGACAATCGCTGAACAGAACGAATATAATATTCTGAAAATGCGCAACGACGAGGCGGAGCGGCAACTCCAACTTGCAAGGGACGCCGAGTACGACAAGTGGATGGATGCCAACTGGAGTAAAAAGACGGCAGTTTCTTCAGACACTTTTGACAGCAAGGCGGGGCAGTCATCGACTTTGGGTGCAGACACCGTAAGTAAGTTCAGGAGAGAGCTGGCCGCTGCCCATGACGAGTATGCGAAAGGCGAGACTACACTAACCGAGTACAGGAACGCGATCCTCGACATCGCGTCGAACTACGACGATCTTTACGACAAACTCGTCGCCTATAAGAAAGACGGAAGAGAAATCGGAGAAGATGCAGAGGCTCTGATTGCGCTGTATGAGTTCATCGCAAAGAAATCCAGCGAAATCGACACCAGCGGGACGGACGCAGTAGCGGATTCTTCCGAGGAAGTAAAGAACTCGGTCGACGCAGCGACAGAAGCTTTACAGAGATACAACGCCGAACTTGACGGGCTGGCTGACAAAGAAGCCAACGCAAATGCGATGCAGACAGCCTTCAACAACGCCATGAAGGACTTTCAGGCAGGCAAAGTCAGCTCGGCATACGTCAAGTCTTTCTACGACCAGTTTATCCCCGACGATATAAAAGAGCAGTTTGGGTATAGCGTCGCCGATGCCATGGAATGGGCGATGAGCGACAGCAACCTCGGCAAAATATTCAACAGCGGCGATATGTTTGGTGCATTTTATGATGTCATCAATGAAGCCGCGCAGGGTGGCTCACTCGACGGAATCGTCTCGTTCGATGACAGCGGGGCGATCACAGCGATCTCCTCCTATAAGGAACTCGCAGAACAACTCGGAATAACCGAGGGGATGGCGCAGGCTCTCGCTCAGGGACTCAGTGTCTACATGGACGGTGTCTTCTACACAGGAGAGGAAGCCTCCAATATCGTATCACAGTTGGGTGACAAACTCGGTGAGGGTTCGCATTCTCTCTCAGACTATGCGTCTGCACTCTCTCAAATCACGGGACAGACGACTGTCGAGGGACTTCTCAGCGTATTTGAGGGGCTGGAACGAGCAGGAGCTGTCAATTGGGCAGATAAACTCGGTGTAGGTTCCGCTGAGGAAGCCCGTAGTCAAATAATCTCGACAATCGAGGCGCTTCTCGGAGAGACAGACGACGCCAAAGCCAAAGCTAAGGATCCTGTTACGTTTGATGTTGACGCGGAGATTGATGAGGCAAACGCAAAGCTTGCTCAATTAGACGAGAAGAAAAAAACCGCCTCCGGTTCGGTGGATGTGCCGGTAACCGTCCCTGGCGCGGCAGAGGCCGAGCAACAGCTTGGCGATGTTAAGCAAGCGAAGGATGACGCAAGCGGAGATGTGGAGTCTGGCGTGGATGCGTCAGGAGCAGCAGAAGCGGCGAACGAACTGCGTGACGTTGGCGATGCCGCAAACGAAATCCCCGATTCCAAGCAGATACACGTTTCCGTTAGAGACAACGCAAGGGGCGTACTCAATGTAATCTATTCACGCCTTGCCTCGATTCGGAGCAAAACCGTCACGATCACCACAATAGAGAAAAAATACAAGCAAACAGCAAGCGGTGCCCTCATCCCAACTAATGCGGGCGGCACTCAAAATTCTCCCGGTGGTCGCGCGGTGGTCAACGACGGTGCGCCGGTTAATGGCAGTTCGGCAGAACTTATCGTGGACAACGGCGATGCCTATATTGCCAATGGCGGCAAAATGGCCATTGTCGACCTGTCCCCCGGCGCCAAAGTCTACACCGCAAAGCAAACCCAAGATATGCTTACCGGCGAGAAAGAAGAAATTCCGATGCACGCAGGCGGCACAGGGCTTGTAAGACCCGGCGGCAATGGTGGTGTCTACGGCGGCGACCACAGCGGCGGAACTGGCGTCGGCGGCAGCACAGCCAGCAACGCCGAAGAAGACGATCCGCTAAAAAAAGAAGTCAGTGAAAAGCTCGACAACATAGACAAGCAGATTGAGCTTGCCCGGAACCGGAATGACCGAGCCAAAGAACAGGCTTTGCAGGAGCAGGCCGCAAAGATGGTTCGAGATTTCGTGCAACAGTACCTCAACAAGGGATACAGCAACACATCAAACGAAGTTCTTGATCTTCTGAACCGCGGTTACGGCTACTCTGATGACCTTATGGGCGAGTTGGTCGACTCATTGGAGGCTCTTACCGATTCGACCAACGCAGCCAATAAGCTTGCAGAGAAGCAACAGGCGGTTGAAAAGGCACGGCAGGAGCTTGAGAATGCAAAAAAACAGCGCACGGTCAGAATCTACAATCCAGTCACCGGACAGTGGGAATGGGTGGCAAAAGCCGATGACATCCTCAAGGCTCAAGAGAATCTGGCAGAGGCAGAGAAAGATTATCAGGATGCCAAAATCGAGCAGGAACTTGATGCGATCAAGAACGGCAATATCGGTGATATTGGTGACCTGACCATGAGTCCGGAGCTGCGAGAACTGATAGCGAACGCGAGCGATGAGGAGCAGAAGCGCATTGCCGATATTCTGCACGCCATTTCAGGCGGTGCAAAGAACACCACCGATACCACCGGCGAGAGCATCTTCCGCAGCACCGACAGTCACGACGTATACTACCAGTTCGGCGATTTGAAGCTCTCCGAAACAGAGGCAAAGAATATGACCGTCAAGGAGCTTGCCGAAAAGCTCAAGACTTTGAAGCTCACTTAAACGGGAGGCGCTAATATGCTCGAAGGAATTATAGAGTTTTGGAACGCACTAAAACCCAAGGTAGATCAGGCCGTGACCGAGAGAACTGGGAACTGCCTGCGCGTGGACAGGTTCGACGTCGTCGCCGCTCCAAGTAACGGGAAGATATCTGTGCGTCAGCCATACGGGCGCACGATATCCATCCCGTACTGTGAAGAAGTCGCAACCGCCACAGCCGGAGACACAGTGCTTGTCATCTGGTGGGGAAGCCTGTCGACCGGCAAAGCATGGTGTTTCGGCGACGGGCCGAAGTGATGGGAGGTGAGAAGCTTTGCTTTTTCAGCCGTCAAATATAAGCCCTGATGAAATAAACAGCAGCGGTACAGTAGACCTGACGCAGCCGCTGGACATAAGCTGGCAAGTCAATGGGGATTCCCCTATGCTTGCGTATCAAATTGTTCTCTATGAAAACAATTCTGCTTCTACCGAAAAGTACGACACCGGCAAAGTCTTGCTTACGACCCCGTTTTGGGGCGTGAATTACGCAGGAGAGACTCAATTCTATACCGTAACCATCCCAAAAGCGACACTGAGCGCAAGCGGCATCACGAACGGCAACGAATACAAGTTCGTGATTACTCAATGGTGGAGCGGCACCGATTCGGTAACCCAATCAACTGCATCGCTGCTCCTTGGCAGGAGTTTCCCGACTGTGGCCATATCTGCAATAAGCGATCCCCTGACCGGCTATTCGGCCACTTTTACCGGAACATATTCTCAGGCACAGGACGATGCTCTTGCATGGGTACGGTGGCGCATATGTGAAGTTGACAGCGAAGGTAACCGTGGCGACGCGTTTGTGGACACTGGCAAAATATATGGAACCGGTGAGTTAAGGGTAGACTATTCCGGATTCCTCAACGACACCAGTTACAGCATCATCCTTGATGTTCAGACGGTAAACGGCGTTGATGCGTCAAGCGGCTGGGTAGACTTCCATGTTGAATACGAGGTATCCGAAGATTCGGTCGGCAGTGCAAGCGCCTGTCAGACCTCGGACGGAAGCGTACTGGTAACTTGGGCGCAGATAGAAACGACTAAAGGTTACGACATCTATCGCAGAACGACCGGACAGAGCAATCTTGAAAAGATAGTAACCGTCGGGCGGACAGTCGGGGAGATTCGAGATTGGAGTGCGTGTTCCGGACAGGAATATACATATTATGTTTTCCCCACAGGCCCATTGGCATACCTCACTGCTGCAATCGTCACCAACGCCGTGAAAGTGCAGTTCTGGATGTGGAATATCATAGAAGCCACTCCCAATGCAGACGGCACATATACCGCTGTGGCAAGCTACTTCTTCCGCTTTGGCAGCGGCGGTGTGGCTGAGGGACAGTTCTCCAACAACAACTCCCCTACCCTGCAGAAGAACTTCACCCGATACCCAACGCGGCAGCCAGAAACGCCTAATTACCTTACCGGCAGCGTCGGCGGTTATATTGGCAAGATAGGCAAGGATGCAACATACTCGGACACCTTGGCTCAGGCGCGGGCACTGAGGAATCTCTCAACGTCTGAAAACACGCTGTTTCTGCGTGACCCCAAGGGGCATTTTCTCAATATCCACACTAACCAGCCAATCACAGTGAGTGTAGACCACAAGAGCGTTGTCATGCCGCAGACGGTGACGATTGGATGGGTCGAAGTAGGAGAAGCAACTGGACTCAAGATAATCAACTCGCCCGAAGCCACATTCTGGCCGAGTGACAGTATTATATTCACCAGCATAACTGTTGACCCTGCGACAGGATACCTTGTGTGGACAACAGGTGATAACTACGAGCTCGGTTCTGTTTTGAGTCTTTCCGATGATGGTGACCTCATTCAGACGACGACTGATGGATTCACTGTCGCTGGACTTGAAATCATCGACAGCAACAACCTTCAGGCAACTTTGAATGTGGGAGGGTGAGCGCAAAATGTATAGCCAAAACTGGCAACAATACCTTTCCACGTTAAAGACCGACTTCACAAAACTGGCAAAGCTTGAGTTCCTGCAGCCAAACGGAAGCGTTGCCTTCGCTCTGGATAATCAGGTGGCGAACAAACGTTCCAAAGCCTTTATTCAAGAAGGTGACATTACTGTGAACTTACAGAATGGCAGCCGCAGGCAGGTAAACATCTCCCTTGCAAACCTCGATGGAGCTTATGATTATGCGCTCAACAAGATATGGTTCGGGCAGCAGATCAGACTCTCCGAGGGGCTGATACTTCCGGACGGTACAGACTTCTATATCCCACAGGGAGTGTTCCTTGTGGAGAATCCGGAAGAGGCTTTCGAGCCGGGACTTCGGCAGGCCTCATATCAGCTGACCGACAAATGGGCAGCAATCGACGGAACACTTGGCGGTAACCTTGAGGGGGCTTACGGCATAAATGCAGGAACCAACATCTTTGCCGCGATAGCTTCCCTGCTCAGGCTCAACCGCTTTGATATGTCCGGAACGACGGGCGCGCCTATAGATGCAGTCGCACCGCTCTTTACCAGCTATTACAACGACAAAAAGCAGAAGCTTACAGACGGCACAAGTGTGAGTTTGATAACCGCGCCTTACGACTATCTCAGTTCAGAGACAGGAAATATCAGTGAGGTCATCCTCGGACTTGTAGAGATGCTGGCCGCGTGGGTCGGCTATAACCCGACCGGACGGCTGACCGTCGACCCGTCACAGGATGACATCCTTGACACGTCAAAACCTGTCCTATGGGACTTCTCAATGGGCAAGCAGCTGATGGGCATCCGGTACGCGCCGAAGCCCGCCGAGGTATACAACGACGTCATTGTAGTTGGCGCGACGAACAACGAAAGCCTTACCGCCCGTGGCAGAGCGCAGAACCGCGACATTTCCTCTGACACCTGCATTAGCCGCATAGGGCTGAAAACCAAGCGACTTTCAATGAAGGACTATTACTCAGATGAAATGTGTCAGGCGTATGCCGAATGGCAGCTCAAGCGTTATGCCGTGCTGGGCAAGACTGTGACCTTGACCACGACGCAGATGTTCCACATTGTGGAAAACCAGATCATAACCATACGGCGAGAGGACAAGCCCGGATCGCCCACCGAGAGGCATCTTGTACAGGGCTTCACAAGGCCGATAGGGCAGACGGGAACCATGACCATAAACGCAGTTTCAGTCAACGACTTCCCCATTGCTACAGCCGTCATAGACGATGAAAGAATAGGAGCGTGATAAGAGATGGCACAATACGACCTCGGTAAAGTATCAATCAGACCACGCGGCGCATATGCCGCAAATACCAACTACGAGTTTCTTGACAGTGTGCAGAACCTTGGCGGCTCGTGGCTGGCGCTTGCTGCAAGTAAGGATGTTCAGCCCGGGGTCACCGCAGGGTGGCAAAATTACTGGATGATGATAACACGGGGCATCAAAACCATCGTCGGCAGCAGCCCCGCAGATGGTCAAACCAAAATCACGATAACGTTCACGGACGACACAACTGCTTCGTTTACCTATAATAATGAAGTACTTGCGGACGGTAGTGTGACGTATCAGAAGCTTGCATCAGATGCTGTTAAATTGCAGTTCCTTAACACCGCAATCGCCACGGCATCCTTTGTCTCTAACAGTACATATCAGGATTATCCTTACAGGGCATCTGTGGGCCTCACTGGTGTTTTGGCAAGCATGACACCGGAAATCATCTTTTCGCTTACAGATGCCACGAGTGGGAATTTTGCACCCGTAGCAGAGTGCTATAACGGCGGTATATATCTGTATGCGGCGTCTGCGCCTGATGCAGCCGTCACGATACCTACAATTATCTGTTGGAGGTGAGTATCTAAATGGCAATAGGAAAAACAAACGCAGGAGGCAGCAGTGGTTCCGGTGGTACTCTTACAGTTACCGGCATTGCAGGCGACATCGTGACCGTCAGTAAAGACGGGAAAACCTATACCCGGACATTCAATAGCAGCGGTGTTGCAGTCTTCAAGGGTCTTTCAACCGGTACATGGACTGTTACCATGACGAACAGTGCAGGCCAGACCGCGACACGAACTGTCGAGATCACAGCTGATTACACACTTACAATAGCATATTTCTCTGCGACTATCTCCATTACTTACCCAGCACAGAGCACTTGTGTTATCAAAAACAGTTCCGGAACGCAGGTAGCCAGTGACACCAACACAGGAACGAGCGCTAAGGCATGGACGACTACGGTAGACGCGAGCGGGACGTACACCATCACCGCAACGGCTACGGACGGCAGCGGCAAAACGAAGTCTACTACAGTATCAATCACCGCCGAGGGACAGGTTGAGACTGTGGCGCTGATGTTTGAACTGGTGCTGTTTGATAATGGTCTCGTGGACGGAATCGCGTGGGATTATGTATATAATCAGGACACTGATGCATCTTCTAGTATTTCTGATGTTATAAAAATGCATTCAATGTCTTGGGATAATGGTATTGTGCTTCAGCGCCCTATAGCAGAACGCGGCATATCGTCTGCAATTGACTTATCGAATTATAGTATTCTAAAAATACGGACTAAGGCTTGTACCAATAGCAATGGTGACGCCGAACTCAGGATTGGCTCTAGTCTTTCGGGTAAAGATTTAGGGACAGTATCCATTGAAAAGACGGCTGGTCAAACAACTATCATAGATGTTTCAGCCATAGCAAAAAGCAGTTTCGTTACGATATGGGCCAGATCGGGCAACGAATATGGCTACACAATTGATATCAGTTTCGATAAAGTTTGGCTCGAATAAAAGAGGAGGTATAATAATGACAATTTACATAGACAGTGATTATAAGTGTTATACCTCCGAGGCTGACGGACGCAGAGCGATAGAGACAGATGATTTCAACGGCAAGTGTACGGAATGGATAGAGAGCTTCCGCTTCGTCCCGGCAGGCGAGACGTGGACACGCGGGGATGGTGAGGTATTCAATGGTGAGATGATTGCTCCGTGGAAGGACTTGGGCGAAGCATACACAGCGCAGACTGCGTATCTTGAACGGCAGACAGCACAGTATGAAGCGGCTTTATCGGAGATAGAGGTAGCGCTGGGGGTGAACGCCGAATGACGATAGAAGAACGGAAGAATGCCATCCTTGTCAAAATCACCGAGATAAAGCAGGGTGGAACTGATGAGGAAAAGCAGGACATGAAAGCCGCATTGGATTTACTTGGTGTAGTCAATGAGGAGGAAGCAACATGAGTTATCTTAATGGAGCTAAAAAGCTTCGCGCGGCGATGGACACCGCGGGGAATGCCCTCTCGGATGCGCAGGCGCGCACCTGCAAGCTTATCTATCAGCAGTGGTCCAATCTCATAGGCACAACCGCAACGCCGGGACAGCGCTTCCTGTACGGTGATACGCTATACAGAGTTCGCACCGATGCGTCGGAGCACACCTTCAGCTCCGAGTGGGTGCCGGGCGTGCCGACCGCCGCACTCTACGAGGCTATAGACGAAGAGCACAGCGGCACGATTGACGATCCTATCCCGTTCACTCAGCCGATGCAGATTTACAATGGCAAGTATTACAGTCAGAACGGTAAGGTCTATCTCTGCACCCGCGACAGCGGTCAGCCGCTCGCGTACGACCTCGTCGAACTGGTAGGACTCTATGTAACGGAGGTAAGTTAATGGGAATCATCGACAATGCCGTGGACCGCGCGCTTGAGATCGCGGCGGACAACAGCCACGGCTATGACCAGGCCAACCGCTGGGGGCCTGATTATGATTGTAGTAGCCTTGTGATAGACTGTTTTAAGCACGCTGGACTTCCCCTCAGTTGCACGTACACCGGAAACATGCGCAGCGACATGATGCGCTGCGGCTTCGAGGACGTGACGGGCAGCGTTGACCTCGGCACAGGCGCGGGACTTGAGCGAGGGGATGTGCTCCTGAACCACGTCCATCATACCGCCCTGTATATCGGCGGCGGTCAGCTCGTGCAGGCGAGCGTCAACGAGTACGGCACTACGACCGGAGGGCAGACCGGTGACCAGACCGGGCGCGAGATATACATTCGTAGCTATTATAATTATCCTTGGGATGTAGTCCTTAGATATAATGGAAGTGCTGAAAATATAGCTCCATCAAGCCCTGAAATGCCTAAGCTTAATCGTAATATTACGGTATCTTTGCCTGAGATACAGAATGGTGATATAGATGTTTCTGTCGCTATGCTTCAGGCGGCGTTAAAGTATAAGGGCTACAATCCAAGATGGGTTGATGGCGAGTTTGGCGCTCAGACCGGAGCCGCACTTAAAGCTTTTCAGGCCGACCACGGCTTAGACGCTGACACGATCTGCGGAAAAGCGACATGGAACGAGATAACCAAAGCGTAAGCATATACAAGAAGCCCTCAGAGCGTCCACGTGGCGTTCTGAGGGCTTCGTCATATCAAACCATCACCGCAATCAAACGGCTGCCGTAGGGCTTGCCACGGCGTTTTCAAGCACATTGCCGATGCTGGTCGCGAGTTTTGCAGGGTGTAGGCGCTGGGCGTATATCGCCGTTACCTTGGTGTCAGCGTGGCCGAGAACGCCGCTTATATCGTCGACCGCAACACCGGCTTCAAGCGCGGCGGATGCAAAGCCGTGACGCAGAGCATGAGAGCGGCAGGCGCTTTCTTCACCTATAACGGACTTGGTATATCCGTTGATAAGCTCGGAGAGCTGGGTACGCTCCAACGGCTTCCACTCCCCTGTTTTGCGGCTGACGCAGCCGAACAGCGGCGCGTTATCATCGGCGGAGTCCGGACGTATACCGGACGCGAGGTAGCTCTTCACAGCCGTCTGGGCGGCAGGGGAAAACGGAACCATGCGGGGCTTATCGCCCTTGGTGACGCGGAGCATTATGCAGCCATTCACCCAATCGAGGTCAGCCGGGGTAAGAGAACGAAGCTCGGAGTTGCGCGCGCCAGAGAGAAGCATAAGCGTGACCTCCGCCTGTTCCCTTGCCCATGTGGCCATTTTCTTGCCGTATACGGGGCGTTCGGCAGAGATAAGGGAATGTATCTGCTCAACGCTCAAAACGTGCTCATACGGCTTTTTCTTGGCTCTGGTGACCTTCCCCTTTGGCGGCATGGCATCGTCGAACACAAACGCCTCGGTATAGCCGTATCTGGCCGCGAACTCGGAGAGCTGACGGAGCTGCCCCATGTAGAGACTTGCTGTGGTGATAGCATCATGCGCGATGTCCGAACGGAACTTCATCACCGCGGCGGCGGTCACGTCCGCAAAACCGTGGCGCGCCATGCTCTCGCGGAAGAGTCGGAACGTCCGGGCATAACCGGTGACTGTCTGCGCCGACAACTCGTTATTGCGCATATTCTCTATATAGGCCGCACATGCGGCGTCGTATTTCTCAAACATGGGGCGGATCTCCTTTCCCGTTTAATCAGTAATCCTCGTCGTCGAGGTCAACAGGGTCGATTTTGAATGTGTTGAGGACGTTCACCAGACTGTCCAGCTTCGCTTTCTGGGATGAGAGCCTTGAGTATTTGTCCTCGACCTCCCACGCCATGCTGCTCTCTTCGTCGAACCTCTCGCCGAGAATATTGAGCAACTGAACAACGATGTGGCAATCGCAGTATAGGAATTTCTTCTTTTCCGCTTCTGTAGCGGTGCATAATGTTATCGGCTCGATATACATACGGATGGCGTCGAGCAGCCCCTGTGTATTTATCATGTGTTTTGCAACAGCATTTGTCATTGTTCAGTTCCTCCCGTCCCATTTGCGCGACGCAAGATGCGCCGCATAACGCTGTACGATGCCCTCAAACACGCCCGTGAGCGCCGGGTCTTTAGCTATGACCGTGAGTTTGGAAACGCTCTGACGCTCCTTGTACGTCGCTCCTGCGGCCTTGAGACGCTTGCGCATATTGCTCTGCCGCCGGTCGAGGTCACAGCCGACCTTGCGCTCTAATGCGCTGTACAGGTCATCGTACATAACGGGATAGCTCATGCCGTATTCTTCGCACAGCCCGGAAAGGTACTTCTTCATATTCTCCTGCCACTCGTCGCGCCCTACGGCGGGGACGGAACAGGCTTCAATGACTTTCTGCTGATTGGCTTCAATCGCGGCAAGTCTGCGCTCCTGCTCAACGTTTATCTGAGCTTGGAGCTGGAACATCTCTGCTGTGGTCATGGGCTTGGTGGCCTGTTCGGCGAGTGTCTTTTCCATCTTATTAAAGGCATCTATGTACTTGAGTTTCCATTCAAGAGCCTTCGCACCGGTAAAGCCCATGCAGAGAAGTGAGAACCCGTCTCGGTTCATAAGATACATTGGGTACTGCTTGCCTCGGTTTTCATAGGTGGTTTCAAAGAATAGAGATTTGGCAGCTGAATTTTCAGCCACGAGATTTTGAATCGACTGAGTAACGTTCTTATGATCTCTGCCAAAGTGCTCTGCTATGTCGAGGCTGCTTACGACAGCCTGACCATCGTTGACAGTTATGAGTTCTTTCAACATGTTTGTATTTCTCACTTTCTTCTTGATTTTTTCCGAAAGTAAGATTACAATAAATTTAATCTCACAGTTCGGCTTGTTCTTTTGCTGTTCGGTGTGATTATAAAGAAGCAGTCCGATACTTTTGCACGGTGGCGGACTGTTTCTATTTTTTTAAGCCCTTGTCCACAAGATCAATGCCTCTTTCAATGACCTCAGTTCTTGAAATTCCGAGTGTATCTGCGCATTTCTGTAATTTGTCAGATGTCTCTTTGGAAATTCTAAGACCAAGTGAAACATTTTTAGTGACTTCCTTGGGTGGGCGTCCCATTCTTGGAGCCATAATCCCCCTCCTTTTTTGCTCCTGCAATAAGTATAATATTGCTCAGGCAAAAAGTCAATACCCTTTTTGACTTTTTCTTTCGTTGTTGACCTTTCAGCTTGTGAATGATAGACTGTAAATATCTTCACCGGAAACTAAATATAGGAGGGTATAAAATGACAGAGGATGAATACAATGCTGAGATAAAACGCCTTGCCGCAAAATACAACCAATTCGGTGTTGACGAAACGCTGGTTAGAAATCTCATCAAGATAACGCATGACCCCAATTTTGACTTGGAGTATACGCTGCTCATTGCGAAAATCGCTCTTGCTAAAGAACACCCAGAGGCGGGGGACGAATTTGTCTCTCTACGCGAAATGAGTCGCGCACTAACGATAGATGAGGAGCTGCTTGCGGAGTTATTTACGTCCGCAGGCATACCACCAGTGGAAATAAACTTTGGAATACAGTTTAAGGAAGATAACGCTTAATCGAACACTATTGCAAAACCGCCCCGTGAGAACGGGGCGGTTTGATTTAATACCCTACTTGGGTGACACCGTATTCAGCTTCTTCCTGAGTGTAGCCCTCATATATAAGCTGGTCTATTAAAACTGAGCGGGAAAAAGATGTAATATCAAGGTACTGCTTTGCGGCTCTCGCAGCTTGCTCTTTCCAGTTTGCGCCGCAATTATCTGCACCATACTTTGCCTCAGAGTCCGAATACCCGTCGTACTTCAACTGATTTATTAAGCCTGTGTATGAGAAAGCAGTTATGTCGAGATAATCTTTTGCTGCCCTGAGAGCATTATTTTCACCCGTTGTAACTGCAGTAGTAGTGGGGGTTGGGCTTGGATTACCACTTGGTGTGCTCTCTGGAGCTGACGCGGCAGGAGAATTGCCCTCAGAATCACTAATCAGTTCCCCACAGAAGTATGCAAATGTATTATAATTGTCTTCGTACTTCGCGTTATCATATCTCCACCTTACCCCGTTTGAGCGAAGCGGACGTCCCTCATCCATCAACTGAGTCATAAGACGAGTTGCGTCATCGTTGGTATAAGTTTCATCAAATGACGTAATCGTCATTATTGATAAGCTTAATACGGCATATATGCGAGTTGTTTCGTCGATGGCGTTCGATGGAATCTGGATACCCACGCCAAGTAGCTGCGAGTCAATGTCATCCGTTTTCGTGTGCAGAGTCAAAAAATATGTAAGAGATTTCACTGTGGCTGATCCCCGCCATGTGCCGTTGCCAGAGTTCTTGAAATCCTCTTTTGCGGGGATCGTTAGCGCTTCTCCCCATTCTCTGTAGTCCTCTGAATCCTCAGACGCTGCTCGCATCTCCTCAATATTCGCCCAGAAGTTCATCAAATATTCATCCACTGTGGCGGGATGGTCTATATCTGAACTCTGTGCTTTGCTCTCTGCTTTTTGAGGAGCAGTGAGTGCTTGTACGGTTCTATCGCGCTCGTTTTTATCAAGTCCAATATAATCGTACTGCACATTACGTGTTGCCAAATCATAGGAAAAACACACATATACTGTGTCTGTGCTTTCTACCTCTGCACCGAAGCTGTTTTTTGCGCCGTACTCAAATTCCAAATCTACCGCGCAACAGGAGCTCTCCCTATACTCGACAGGTACAGTAACGGTTCCCGAATATCTATTATATGAGTGTGGATTTTTGAGTCTGTCTTTCAGAAAATCCTCCACAAACTCAACTGATGCCCACCGTCCGCACATAATCATACAGTCGGTTAATTGATCGTCGTTCATACATTCGCTATACTCACGAACTATCCGCTTAATTTCTTCAATCTCGGCATTTTTCAGGGTTGAGACATAATCGACGAGATACACAGGGAACGTTCGCTCGAAGTCCTCGCAATAGGACATTTCTGCCTTTATTTCATCCGAAAGATTCTTGTAATCAGTATATAGCGCCTCGGCATCGGAGATATTCCCTGTCCAATCATTTACGAACGCCTTGATTTTCTCGTCGTAGATAGCCGCTTGGGACTTGTTGTAAAACGCCTGAGACTCCTTGTAGTCCCCCAAGGTTTCAAACATTGTGCTGGCGTTTTCGTAATCGCCATTCTCATACGCGTTCTGAGCTTTTTTGTAGTCGGACATATTGCATCCGCATAAGGAGAACGCCATGACCAACGCAAGGACAAGCGAGATAAGTTTCTTCATTTCATTGCCTCCTGTATTTATTTTCGGTTAGGATATCCACAGTGTATCATAGCAGTGTGAGCAATTCAAGGGTGAAAGAAAATAGCAGGGTAAATAGCCCCGCCTTTGTTTCATTCCCTTTGTTGCGTTTCCTTTGTTTTAGTTGTTGACTTTCGCTGTAGAAAATGATATATTCTCACTAAGGACGGTTCCCGCTGGTGTCACAGCAAGAAACGGCCAACTCTACAAGTTTATAGCTTGAAATTGCCGCTTCTTGCTGGGGTTAGGGGGCGGCTATTTCTTTAGGTTTGCACCCAAACCAATAGCCGCGAGTACAAGCATAAATAGTGCTATTGTATCTGTTATACTCATGGCGATACCTCCGTAGTATGTAACTTGCAGAAGTTCGCCTCCGTCCTTAGCTTGTAGGGATAATATCATATTATGCAGGATAATTCAACAAGAAAAGCTCCACGGATGACCGTGGAGCTTTTTGATCATCTGGGCATCGCCGCGTCCACGGCGCATTTGCGAAGAAATGCGTATAGTCCGTGGGCAACAAGTGTGTTGGCATAGAGTTCTTTATCCGGGGTATCCGCAAGGCTCACCGAGACATCGAAAGTTCCCGCGGGATATGAAAAATCTCCGTAGTATTCTGCCGCTCCTCGCAGTGCGGCGGAAACTGATTCAGCAACTATACCAACGAGGTGCGTTGCGGAGCCGTACTGTGAGGAGATATAGGCAGTGGTAGTCCTCACAAGGTACATGCGCTTAACTGTCTGCGTTTTCAAGTTCTCCATGCTCGATAAGCCCTCCTTCGTCAAAGCCTTCGTAGTAAAATTCTTCGCTGCCCGGTTCGCCTTTCTTCGGCACTTTGACAAGCGGGTCGCGGAGCCGGTCAAAGCGCACTCTCGTGACTGTGGGGCGCGTCTGAGTAACTTTGCGCCCATCGAAATTGTAGGAGACTGACTTGAGCTGATACTCCACAATGACAGTCTGCCCCTTTTTGAGATACTGCGTGACGACCTCGCTCATGCGCCCGTAGGCCACGAACGACGGAAAATCATAGGTGGATTTGCCGTGCGGGCGAAAGTCGCGCTCACAGGCAAGAGTGAACTGCGCATAGGGCTTGCCGTCCACCGTGCCGTACTTCTGGACAGGGTCGCCGGTGAGATAGCCCATTATGCGCCCATCGTTCAGCATACCTCCACCACCAGTTTCAGTTTATTCTCATAATAGACGGCGCACTCGCGGCTTGCACCGCCGCCGAAGATGCTGACGGGTATCATCCTGCCGCCGATATTGCCGAAGCTGAAAGCGCAGCCATGCGCGCCCTCAGTAAAGGCGACAGGCTCTTTGAAGTCCATGTCCTTGATATTGGGCACGAGCGAAAGCGACGTGGTGTCGATGCGCATAGACTGCGGCGCAATCTTGATGGCCGTACCGTTGTTGAAACGGATGTGATGTTCGGATATCTTTTCGATTTTCATTACTTATCTGCTCCCCTTTCTCTTCTGTCTCTATACGGTTTACACAGCGTGTACTTCCAGCCGTGTGGTACTTTTTCGAGTTTGCACCAGCCGTCGTAGAAATACCTCATATCGCCGAAGTACTTACCGCCGGGTGCAATGTTATTATACCATGTGTCGTAGTCCGGGTAAATGCCGGAATTGATATTTGCACGACAGTATTCAAGAACCTTTTCGGGATCCCGCTCCTGCGTGTAAATTTTCACTATCTTATAGTGATCGCCGCCGTACTCGCGCTGACCGGCGAATAGTTTCTTATGGTACATTCTTTTTCTTTCCTCCTATCTGAATTTTACAGTCACGTCGTATTCCTGCTTGAGCGTGTTCTTGACGTCCGCGAATGAAATGTCTCCGGAATTGAGCTGGGCGCAGTAGAAATCAACCTCTTTTGCGAGTCGCTCTATCTCGTCATCAGGAAAACCGTGCTTGTCCTTGAGGATGAAGAGCATCATGGTAGAGATGAAATTCGCGCCCTCTGCGCGTCCGGAAGTAAGCGCTCGGTCGACGTCTTGTTGTGTGCGCGGAATACTGCGGGGAGATTTCTTTCTCGCCATTATTCCCTCCTATCCTCGGTCGCAAATGTTATTTTGCTGCCATTGGGGAACTCGAAATTGAGCCTGCATCCGAAGAAGTCTGCCGCGCCGATAAGATCGGACACGGAGAAACTGTCCTTCTGAAACTTATTACTCAAGGCTTGTGGGGAAATACTCAAGGCTTCGGCCAGCTCTCTATGCGTCGTGCCAGTGAGCGCAAGCAAAGCCTTGACCTTTGTACCGATCAAATCTGCATCACTCCTCAAATTAAATCAAATGAAATTGCGCATTAAAGAAACGGCAAAGTGGATTAAAGCGTTTATCATTTTCGCGAGGTCACGAAAATGGTCGTCTCATCGGCCTTTTTCGAGCGGTCTGCACAGTCAGCCCAGAACGTGGCGGCGGATTGCGGAGTGACAAATGCAACAGGCGTTCGGTGCTTCAAACTGCCGCAGATCACGCCGAAGAGCGTCTTTGCGATGCCTCGCGTTGGGAAGGTCATGGAGGTTATATGCGCCTCTGCGCCGCACCGAGGGCAGCGGCAGAGAGATACGCCCTCCGGCGTCGGGATGGTCTCAGGGGCGGGTCTATTCCTCATGGCCGCCTCCTTTTTTCTCCCAATGGCTGCCATTATCGCAGTCGATGCAGGGCTCCACATTGTCTAAGTCGAAATCGTACTTACACGTACCACAGCGAAATCCTGTATGAGGGAGTTGCAACTGCTCAAAATAGAACACTATCGGCTTTTCCATCTCTATGACGTTTCTGTAGGCAATGCCGACCTTGTAGATGTAATTCTCTCGGAGCTTCTTCGGAATCTCCTGTATGTATCGTCTGAAAGTCTCTAAGGTATTTGCGCGCTTGTAGTGGTTACACATCCTGCAGGACGGCATGAGGTTTGATATATCGTCGGTTCCCTCGCCCTCCGCGTTGTATGCACGCCGAGGGCGCAAGTGGTCGACCTGCATATCCTTGTAGGCGATTGCCCTGCCGCAGTATGCACAGTGCCCGTTGTATTTGTGATATACGGTCTCACGGGTTTTTTTACTTATTGCCATTACAGCACCTCCACCGGTTCTTTAAGCCACTCCAGACGACACTCGGCGCACGTCGGTTTAAGGCAGGCTTCGCCTTTAAGAACCGGACAAATTATGGCGAATTCCGCCAGCTCTTCATCAGACATATTTCTGATCTTGTCCGCGCGAGTGAATACCACGTCTGGGCACTCCCGCCTTCTTGCGTCTTGGCAAGCTTTCCCGCCGTAGTTCAGCAGGCAGCCAGACACACGGCATCTATCACAAAGTTTCATTCAAAGTCCCCTCTCCCAAATTTCCCGGTAGATTCGGAAATATTCTCGAAGTGGTGAGGGAAACAATCTCCTCTCCATCTCCGACATGAGTAATTGCTCCGCTTGGCGTTTGGAGATACGATTTTTCTCCTTCGGCGGGAGCCTGCCCTCTTTAGCCGCAATCGCAACTGGGTTTGTTTTATGCTGACCCATCATCTGCCCTCCTGTTCCATGCTTCAACTGCATCAGCTCTTGACCTTTTTTCTTTGGTGCAATAACTACACCTTGGGCAAGAAACGCGATATGTAATTTGATCGCCCTGAAAATGGCCGTATGGTATCAACCTGCCGCGGGTATAGCCGCATTTTTTGCAAGGTTTCAACTCATTCATTGTCAAATCTCCTATTCCAGCCCTCTGCGGCGTCTGCAAGCGACACCGCATCAAGCAGTATTGGTTCCATTATGTAGCAGTGCCAGCCGTCCTCAGACTTTGCGTGACGGATTTTGAAGGCGTGGTCAAAGGAACCATAGCTCAACGTCACGGGCTTTCCGCAGAACGGACAAGGTTTAAGTTTGTTCATTGGCTTCGACATCCTTTCTCGGTCTGAGTTTCCAGCAAAGGAAATAACTTTCTCTTGTCATATAAAGTTCGTACTTTTTCAGCATCTCATATAGTCCATCAATGCAGTACCAGTTGTCCGCATTGCACACATGCTCCTCCCGATCCCAATTCTCACAACCGGGACAAACAAAGTGAGAACAGACCTCGTGACATGCTGCCTGAAACGCTTCATCCGTCATCCCATCATCTGGGTCAACATATTCCCAAAGTTCACTGACAAGAAAGTCGCACTTTTCATGGGAAAACCAGTCATAAATACACCCCTCACATTTAAGCACGTCATATCTGTACTTTCCTCCCGGCTCTATATACTCGTTACAATAAGAACACGTATGACGCTTCCGGGCTTTTCTCCACTGTGTTTTCAATATGTCAGGCATTGCTGTCACCTCCGTCCATTCTCGCGCCGCAGTTGGGGCAGTAATGTCCAAGCGTAAATTCGGAAAACACGGTTCTGCAAGCGGAACACCTTTTGTTTTCGTACTCTGGTATCGGAATCCATCGTCCATGCGCCACATCCTCGAACTGTTTGAGGTGTTCGCGCAGTTCCGCGCATACCCATGCCGCCTGATAGAGAAGCGCTAAAACGCCCTCTATGCTGTCGGTTCCATCGACCAGCCACTCTGCCATAGTAAACGAAATATCGCTATCAGACATAGTTTCTGGAAATGCGGCGTATTTCGTATGTCTACGCACAATCTTTCGTATCAAATCAAACAGGGTTATGTCCGCACCGTTCTCTCCGTATCCACGCACCCACGTTTCCTTGTCTTTGACGTAGAACAGATTTAGTGCCGTTTGGGTATTGTTTTTCGGGGTATCAGTTGTAAGCCTCATTTAGTTCTCCTTTCTCACTCCACCGCTGCAAAAGAAATCGTCCTCCACAGGGATGCAACCGTAGAACGCGCCCATCGGCTCCGAGCAGAATCTCTTTCCGAACTCTGTAAGTCCGCTCCTCTTACAGTCTTTGCAACGCACCACTGTTACAGCGTAGCCTTTCAGCCGCTCTAACGCTCTTTCGCAGGTAGGGCACAAATCTTGCGGCGTGACAGACCCGAACCACGCTCCGCACGCTTTACAATCAGGCATTGTCATCACCTACGCCCATTCTCGCACCACACATTGGACAAAAAGGCGTTTCTTCCCACGGTTCGGTCTCGTAATCATACTCGACTTCGTCCGGTTCCTCCCATCCACAACGGGTACACCGTCCATCCAGCCAGCGCGCAGGTGCCACTTGTACATATCCCTTCTGAATCGCCATGCGCTTAAACTCGCTCTCAGTAGGTTCGTGAATCACCTCGACCTCGGCAGCGGGAATATTATCCAGCACGCACATTGCGTCGTCCTTTATCAAGAATCGCGGATCATGCAAATTTGTTGCCCACTCACACAACCCGCGCTTTGCATCCTCTCGCTTGATGCAGTCAGACATTTTTCAAAACCTCCATATCATATCCGCTTCGGATAAACTCAAGTGTTTTCTGGTGGTGAACAGCGTTACCAAGCCGTTGATAGATAATCGCCATATCCTCTGGGGTGAACGACGTTCCGAGGAACGAATTGATACCCTGTCGGTGGTATTCATGTACCTCTCTGTTTCTTTTTTCGGTGTGATAGTGCATGCTCTTGTATGCGTCTCGTGACAGCCACTCTAACACCTTGGCTTTCATAGCTTCCTCCGACGCACAGTTATCAAGCCGGAAGTAGGAGTTTACGCGCGGATTGCGGTCAGCTACAAACTCCAACTGGACGTTTATCAGGGAATTAGGGAAAGCCCTTAACAGTCTTTGCACAACAGATAGGTCAATCATTTAGATGCTCCCTCCTTGTTAACCAACCAGTCACAGCGCGTAACTATATACCAGCAAGAGCCGTAGTCCTCTATGCGATCGCCGGTTCGCGTAAGACCATTGTCGTGCGCGACAGCAAGTATCGCTTGAAGCAGCGCCGCTTTCCGGTCGAAGTAATCTTTTGCCGCTGTGGGTATATTCCACGTTGGCAGGAAAATCACATACGGGATATCGCTCCAAAACGAACTGAGATCATATTCGACATCTTTGATATCCGGCAATGCCATCAGCTCCGCATGAAGTTTTTCCATCTGCTCCCCTATGCCAAAGGCTTTCATCGTCTTTATATCACGTTCACAGAATCCCACTGTTGTCAGCTCCTTCCTCATGTCGCAGCGCTCAAAAGCGGCTGGGTCAGTTGCACGGCCTCAATAATATATTTCGACGGATTGACCATCACTTTTTCGTACTCCTCCGCGCCCTGAAACTCGTCTATGACGGTCTTTTCCTCAGCAGACATATCTGAATAGTGCTTGCGCCCGTAGCTCGGTGGGAGCCAACTGCGCTCTCTGGCGGCATAGATATTCAGGCGGTCGATAAGCGGCGCGGCCTCCGGCTTAAACTTGATGTGACATGTGCCCTTTTTATAGAACTTCGCCGTGAACCATGTGAGGTCAACGACCGTCTCGCCCGCCGCGATAGCGTGCTTTACCCACGCGGAAACATTGCGCTTCTCTGTAGTCTCGCCTCGGTCGAGGTAATTCAGCGCTCGTTCCAGGTCACTCAGTTCTCCATAGACCGTATACGCGTTCAATTCCCTCTCGTTTTTCCAGCCGCTGGAACTGCAAAATCCGTTTATTGGGAGGATGACTTTCGTGCCGACCTTGTGGGCTTTATTCGTCGCCCAGCCGTTATAGTAGTGAATATTCTTCTGGCACTCCGGGAACCATGAATACTGCGCGGAGAATTTTTCAAAGAGAGCGTCTATACTCTCCTTCACACCATCCACGAGCTGCGCGTTGAGGTCATAGTAGACCTGCTGGAGGTTAAAGAGGTTGAAATCATAGCCGCAGAGCTTATCGACCATTGCGGTGTAGTCCTTCTGCATCTTCGAGGTCATACGGGATGTAAACTCCGGCTTGTTGAGCAGACCGCGCCAGTACTTCATGCGCAGGGCTTTCATGTACCGCTCTATACCAGACGTGCCAACAGTCTGGAACTCACTGCCGTTTATGTTGATGGATATAAGCGGCTTTATGTAGCTTTTAGATGCGTCCAAGTCGTCCATCATATAGGGCATAAGTGCGTTGTATTCTTCTATGAGCTTCCTGCCAAGCTGCGCTTCAAAGTCAAAGGACTGTATCATCTGCTCCGCCCAAGAGCCGTACACCATGGCATCGGGTTCTGGCTCGTTATTGTGCAGCTCTTCGGCCTGCGCTTTTTTGAGGTTTTCAAAGATAGTTGAGGTCTTGCGCTGCGCGGGAATATTCACATAGATTATGGCTGCTTCAACATCGGTTCTGCGCTGCGCGTGCTTGAATGCGTCACGGACAAACTCTATCTTTGCGCCGCTCTCCGCGAGTTTCTGCTTGAGAACTTTGCGGCGGTTGGTATACGGATTCCTTATCGTCTCGGCGTTGAGCAGACATACAATTTGACCGCCGTCAGCCTGAATCTCCAACGCTTTCAAAAGATGCTCGTCACCGTTTGAAAATGGCGGGTTCATTATGATGAGGTCATAGTGCTTATGCGAATGGAAAGTAAGGAAGTCGTCGCTTATGACTCTGTAGTTCTTCCCGCGCAGCAGGGCGATGAGGTTAGCATCATGCTCTATCATATCCACGGAGTCCATATCAAAATCGCTTCCGTATCGGCGGCTTTTGTTGGCAAACTTTATGTACAGCTCGGCAAGATCACCTTTTCCCGCTGACGGCTCCAAGACTGTACAGATTTCGTCGGGCTCCTTTATATTTCCGAACATCTTTCCAGCAAGCGCGCTGGGTGTGGGGAAAAATTCAGCGTTCGGATCGGCAAGGTACGAAACGATGTCTGTACCGGTTTCGGGGACTTCTTTATATTTCTCGGCAATTAACTGTTTTGCCTCAAAGAGAGTGTTCGCATTCCCACAATAGCCGCCATCCACCAGACTAACGCCGTAATATATACCGCGCCTGCCGTAGTTATCACGGTACTGGTTTATCTCTCCAACTTTCCCGCGGGTCGTGTAGACCGCCCAATGCAGCCTTCCGTTCGGCCACATCTCGCAGAAGTCACGATCATAGCCGCGAAGCTGCAAGCGCTGTTCAAAGTAAAAATGCAATGTGCTGTAATACTTCTTCATGTGTTCCTCCCTGTTTCTGTGTGGTTCCCTATATGCTTTTTCCAAACATGGCCGCAATTTTCTTCCTGCCCTCGACCGTCACGAGCGTCTGTGCGCCTGTTTTCTCGCCATTAACGTATTCCTTGAGGGTGAAGTAGCCTTTATTGGTCTCGGCGTAGGGCCTGAGCTGCTGTTTCTTATCCCTGTAAAGATAGCCCGCGGCGATGAGGTTTCGTATCATTTCGCGCTCCCCGATGTGCAGTTCTTTGGCGGTCTCTCGGAATGAAAGATCGTTCCCTCGGTCTATGAGCGCGTTGAAGTAACTGACCTTCGGCGCGTCTCTGCGGCTGTTCGCCAGCAAGCCCCGGAAGAGCTGCTTTGTGGCTTCGTCAGCGCCCGGAATGTAGGTGTTGATGAAAAGCTCGTCGTTAGCCACGTAGCCGCCGGTGCGTCTTATAGTCGGAATGATTTCATCAGCAACAAGCGCCTGAAACTTCTCGGCGGTTTCGTTCTTTGCTTTCATCGCGAGGCGGTAGAAGATGTTTTCGGGGATGTAATCACCCGTGGTACACTTCTGTTCCACACCCAAATCTGACAGATACCCGCGAACGCGCGTCCAGTTGACGACTTCATTTCCGCTGTCGGCTTTCTTCACAAATCCCAGCCCGCGTGCAACCGCTTCGAGGTCGAGGTATGCCGTGCCGTCTTTTTCGTAGCAGCTAACGCCGCTGATGTTCATAATTTCGTTTGACATTTGCTATCTTCCTTTCTGATTCTTTGTAGTTCTTCTGAGGTGTTGGGATGGTAGCACCCGTGTCAAGCGCAAAATCGGTGTTTCTCTCGGTTTCGATGTCAAATACGCAGATTTTTGTATTGTATTCATAATGCTTTGCCAATCTACGCGGCAAATTTTGTGCAGTTCTCCCCACGTAGTCGGGTAATTCTCTGTGGCTCTCCTCGACCTTGTGGGGTGATTCTGTACAGATCCCCCGACGTAGTGACCTAATGTTGTACAGCCCTCCCGGAGGACGTTTTGGGAACGTAGTGACCTGTTTCTGTGCAGTTCCCCTAACAAGCTTTTGGCGGTGATATGGTGTAGAAATAGAGCAACTGAACATCCATATTAAATGTGGCAGCGGTGAAATCCCGCCAGTTGTCGAACTCGCCTTCGTGCAACTCGCCCTCACACAGCCATTCGGCATAAATCTTCATCTCTGTGTCTTACATCTCCTTTATCAGTTTTATAAAGCCCTGCTGCTTGAGGTTCTTGAGCCAAATGTGTAGGAACTCGTCAAGGCTCACGCGCAGACGCTGAGAGTACATCATCTGGCCGTTAACTTCCTTGTAAACTTCGTCGTAGCTCCCGGTATAGTCATTGCGGAAAAGAACGGGTTCAATAGTCTGTTCGGTCTCATCGACCGCAAACTCGATCTCAGGATCAGCCATAAGATCGCCGTTATGCTCGGAGTAATGCGCGATGTAGTACACGGGGCGACCTTTATAGTCCGAGAAGTAGAGGAACTCGGCGGCAAGGCGCGTGTACGGTTCATTCTCCACACTGATATGAAAGTCGTGTCGAGAAAGCGCCTCCAAGATGGGGCGCAAGTCCTGATAGTTCTGCTTTGCGTGTTTCAGTTCGGTCATGTTCGTAAATCCTCCCAAGTATTTTGCGGGCGCGTGTTCACACAAACCCCCGCAGTTTTTCTATTGGCCGTGTTCAGGGGCGCGGAAACTTCCCAGTAAAATCCCGCGGGCGTGTTCAGCACCCCCAAGACTTCCGCGCGCCCTGTTCACATTTCGGGACGCGGTCGCTCGCCTCTGCCCCGTTCGGTGATCCTGCCGGACACGTCCGGCGGCGGGTGCAATCTGTTTTCTTCGGGGAGGTGCACCAGCTCCCCACGGCCTTACATCAGCACCCCGGCAGGCTGACCGCCGTTTATAGCGATGGGCGCGCGTCCTCGTATCTCTCGCCGGGTTTAATCCTGTTTTCTTGCCCATGAGCGCCCGCCATATAGGCGGCTGGACTTGCACCAGCGGCGGCGGATGCCGTCGGCCTTGCGGGCTTCACGCGGCGATTATGGCCGCGCGTATTTGCTCGATGATCTCATATATTTTAGTACTGCCGGTGCCGCTGTTGCGCTTGTAATAGCGCACAGAGTACCGCGGCGCACCCTCGATAATGGTAATGCTGCATTGTGCAAAGCTATTGAGGATCCAGCCGCGAGTGCGCAAGGGAATTTTCACGCCGTGCGCGTCGGCTATCTCTACCAATAAAGCGCCGTCTTTTATCAAACCGCCGCGGGTAAAAATCTCCTCGGCCTTCTTTATCTCTTGCCGGTGCTGCTCTTCCTGCTCTGCTCTTTCCTTTGCTTCCTGCTCTTCACGTTCACGGCGGGCGGCTTCTTCTCTCGCTTCCCCATCGGCGCGCAGTTTTGCGGACAGCTCCGCGCACTTGCCAAGCTCCCCGAGTACAGCCGCGCCGACGAAGTCGGCGAACGTGCCGCCGTTGTCGCGGGCGTTGATGTAATTACGAACGCGAACGCGCAGACGATCCCGGATATAATCCGCTTGCCGTGCAGGGTCTGAGCCGTACCGAAGTATTACGGGTTCTTCCTGCGCTCGCAGCGCGTCCGTGTTTTCGGTTCTCCGCCAAACTCGCGCCCGTTCCTCCTGCGTGCCGTATAGTTCCACGCAAGCCGGGAAAAAGCCCAGAACATCGGTAAATTTATAATCTGTCATCCGCAGCGGCACTAAATAGTTGTTGATCTCGACATAAAGAAAATACCTGTCGAGCTCATTGGCGGGGTATTGGTTTTTCTCTGTACATGTCCAAAGCTTGTACGACTCCGCGCCGTTGCTGACCTCGCGCACAAAATCCGCGCGGCAGTTTTTGCCCTCGCGGTTATACATGCCGTTAATAAAAAGGGGCTTTTTTAATGTGCTCATGTGGTAATACCTCCGTATTTTTTAGGCTCAAAGCCTGTAAAAACGCCTTGCAATCAAGACGCTTTTACAGACTGCCGGGAAAAGCCCCGGCAAACTGTTAATAGAGATAGTACCAGACAATAAATTTTGATTCTTTGCCGTCTGCGCTGCTCCATGGGGTGTACCAGGCTTTCCGCCGCTGCTTGCGGCGCTGTTCAACAAATTTCCTTGCCTGCTCTTCCGTGTCGACGAAATGGAATGTTTCTTGATGCCTCATTTCTATATCTCCATTCTTGCAAATTCCCGCATTTCCGCGGCTATATCTTCCGGGGTATTCGCGAATTTCGCTAACCATTCCGGGAAGTGCTGCGATAAATAGGACTCAAGGTTTTCAAGATTTCCCGGCTTGCCTGCGATTTCCTTTATGGCGGCTACAAAATCCGACGCCGCTTTTGCTGACTCATCAGTTGTGTAAACCACTTTGCAGGACTTTCCGCCGGGGCAAATAAATTCCCGATCTTTTCCGGCATGTTCGCAGCGGCTCACGCAATTCTTGCAATTGTCATGCTTAACCATTTTGAAACCTCCTCAAATAAAATACATAGTCCCGTCCAGCTCGACGGCGACGGCCTCTTGTCTCAGTTCGTCCCGCATACGGACGGCAAAGTTAACAACGTCGTCCAGGTGCTCATCAAGTGCAGACTGCGTCGCATAGGCAAACACGGAGTTATTATCTTCAGTTATGAGGCCGTGCGCCTCGCTCATCCAGTACCCGCGAACGGGTGTTGATGTTGCGCCGCCGAAGCACTCAGACAGCAGCGCGGCGGCCTCATGCACGTATGCGCTTGTATCTCCTGCCGTGTTCGCGTCAACGGTTCCGGGAACGTAAACCGTTATTTTGTGGTTGAGGCTGAAAGCGTTTTTCAAGATATTATTATTCATGTTCTGACCTCCTGCGCCCGTCTGGGCTTGTCTGACTGTATGTATTATACAGTACGGTTAACAGTATTGCAATATGCCATCTTGCACAAGGTTAACCGTACTTTTTTGTGTAAATTGTATATTGTTAACCGTGCGCACCTTGGTTATAATAAATGCGGGGGAGGTGATATATTGCCCGTACCAAAAGGCGACAAAAAAAGCGACGCCCGCCGAGCATCACAAAATAAATATGATCTCAAAAATTTAGCCGTGCTTGCCTGTAAAGTGCGAAAACCCGAGGCCGAAGCGTTCCGGGCACTTTGCGAGGCGCACGGACTGACAGTCAACGCGGCCTTGTCTGACTATGTGCACAACAGTTTAGACGGGTGCGCGCTGCTGGAAAGTTTGACAACCGCGGAAAAATAAAAGGGGGTACAATAATGCCAACTGAAAAGGAAATGAAAGAAGCCCGGAAAGCTATAGCGTATGATCTGATAAACATCATAGACGAGAAGCCCGAGCAAGAAACGTATACCGCCGAAGAAATAAAGAAAATAATTAAAATCTATGTCAGCACGGCAAATCAGGACTAAAACCACTTAAGGATCATACAGAAAAACAAGAGAGCAGACCGAAAAACAACGGCCTGCTCTTTTTGTATGCTTTGTACGGTTTACCGTGCTTATTTTTGTGCATTATTGCGGCTTGTAATACTGTTAACCGTACTGTATAATAACACCCGTAAACAAGAAAAAAACATCTGACAGATCAGATATTAACGGAGGTAAAAAAATGAAATATTTCACACAGTGCAAGAACCTTGAGGAACTCAAGAAGGAATTTAGACGGCTGGCCATGATCCACCACCCCGACCGCGGCGGCGACGTCGAGACCATGAAAGAGATCAATAATGAGTATGACATGATGTTTCCCGTGCTCAAGGCCAAGACAGCCGCGCAGAGCACCGAAACCGCCCAGAGCACCCGCAGCGAGTTTTACACCGCGAACGGCTGGAAGGGCGAACGGTACGAAGCCGGGCGCAGCCTCAAGGAGATAGCGCAGCTTGTACGCGCCTACATCAAGGAATTTTTCCCGGACTACCGTTTCAGCGTCCGCACGGCCTACGCTTCCATGTGCCAGGAACTTCACGTTGACATGAAAGAAGCTCCCGCGGAGATCTTCAAGACCTACGAGGAAATGACAGACGACGACATTTCCGAGTGTTGGCGGAAGGCCACCCGCAACAGTGTATGGACCCTCAACAGCTGGAACAAAGCCGAGGAGAAAGCCGAATTTGAAAGAATCTGGAGCAAGTACGGCGCATTTTATAAGTGCCTGACCGACAAGACCCGCGCCACGGTGAAGGCCGTTGACGAGTATGTGAACAGCTTCAATTATGATGACAGCGACGCAATGATAGATTATTTCGACGTCAACTTTTATTATTTCGGATGCCTGCAGAGCCCCGGCGCCGTGAAAGTCGTCCCCCGCGCACCGAGGGCAGAGAAACGCCCCGCCAAGGCCGAGAGCAAAGCACCGGCACCGGCAGAAGCTAACGCGGATCAGCCCCAGACAGCCCCGGCGAAGCTCGCAGCGCTCCGCGTTGAGTTTAATACAGAGCATGACGGGATCGAGGTTTATTTTACTTCTAAGCCCTCGCAGGAAACGCGCGACGCGCTCAAGGCCGCGGGGTATCGTTGGCATAGCGTTAAAAAATGCTGGTTCGCCAAACGCACCGAGGCGCATTTACAGGCGCTTAAAAGGATTGAGGACGAAGCCGCAGCATAAACCCCAGCCCCCCACCGCAACGCAATATAGAGCCCTGAGACGGTCAGCAATGGCCGTCTTTTTTATTGCCTTTATACAGA